TTAGGCTGTTCCGAGCATCATTGCGACGAGCAGCGTTACGAATATTCCTCCGGCTATTATCAAGCCCAAGGCTCGCATGATTGGTCCAAAGCAGGCCAGGACGACGAGAATCAGAAGGGCCATAAGGATGCCGCCAGCGACTGTAAGCATATCATTCCTCCTCTAAAAGTTCGCCAAGATGATCTGCTGAGTGATGTCCATAGACTCGCTCAACGGTTGCAAGTGTGTCTCCGAGGAGACGTGCCACGGAGTAGATCGGCTTTCCCTCCTGAAGGAGGTGAGTCGCCCTCGTGTGGCGCATGATGTGCGGATGGGCTTTGAAGTCAGGGATGCCCGCCCGCTTCATCAATTCGCGGTATGGCCGATAGAAGTCTGCGCATTTGAACAGACGATCCTTCCGGCCAGTGGCCAGCAGGAACTCCAGCGCCGGTTCCATCGGCTTCAGGATCGGCACAATCGGCTGACGCTTTTTCGTGTCGATCTTGCCGGGGCGCTTCAGGATGATTCGCTTCTGCTCCATCCTGATCTGGCTGCGGCCAAGGTTCTCGATCGAGCCGCGCCGCGCACCGGTGTAGTAGAGCAGCGTAATGAAGGGCTCAATCTCGCCGGCATTCTTGTCTTCGGGGAACTTCTCCCTCTCCTCGTCCGCCCATGATGAGGCTTCTTCGAAGATCCGGAACAGTTCTTCCCGGTCGTAGAACGGTGCCTCGTCGTCCTGGCCAAGGCGCTTCTCTGGCGGGTAGTCCACCTGAACGTCGTAGGTCGTGCGCTTCATCCACTTGGCGTGATTGATCGCGGCCACGAGCACATTCAGTTCACGCCGGACGGTCGAGGGAGCAACTTCCTTTTTCGTCCTGCGCTTGCCGCCACCGATCTGGCCAGACACTCTGGCGTCCGTGTAGGCTTGGCTGCTCGGCACATCCACGGATGTCACCGGCGCGTCTTTGAAGAATGCCTTCAGGTGCGTGATGGCGTCCAGCTGGCGCTTGGCATGCGCGCAATTCTTCAGCACATGCTCCTCGTAGTAGTCGTCGAGTGCCTTTTCCACGGATAGAGCCCCCGACTGGTCGCGCCGGAGTTCATGCCCTTTGATCAGAAATTCCGCGAAACGAGCCTGCGCTTCAGCGTTATCTCTCGTACGAAGGCTGAGGCGCTTTGTTTCTCCGGTGCGGTCGTCGTACCAACAAGCGTAATGGATTCCGTTTTCTCTCGTATCGAGCCACGGCCCCGGTCGCTTAGGTCTAGCCATTCCCTGATCTTCTCCTTTCCAAATCTCATGTGCCCGCCTTCCGTCCTATAGGTTGGGGCAAACCTCCCTTCGTTCACGTATCGTGTGACTGTCCTGACAGAGACGCCGACTGCTGCGGCGAACTCACTTATCCGCACTAGCTTCTTCCTCCAGCATCTGAAGGATCTTGATGGCGGCGGCCCATGAGATCTCCTGATTGACGCGGAGCCACACTCGCCCACCCCCTAGATCTTTTACCTCGCGGGTTGGCGTCACATTTTTCGACACTGGCCGCATAACGTTCGGCAGCAAATCCGTAGTTTCCACACCCAAAGCTCGGGCCATGGCCTCAAGCCGATCACGTCCAGGCATGGCCTTCACATTCACGTAGACCGAAATGTTATCCCGGTTCACGGACTTGCCTTCTGGCATGAATTTCGTAGCTTCTCTGGCCAGATCGCTCTGGTTCCATCCCTTTGCAGCCATGGCCGCTTGAAGACGACGAGCGAACTCTAGTGCTACCGCGTCCTTGGGGGCGTAAGCGGGGATCTCACCGCTTGGCTCCGCATGTATTGTGTTCCTGCGAGGCATATGTCGTATTCTCCTTGCTGCGCGTTTGTAGATTTTTTACGACAAATAACCACAGATGCGCGTTTATGCAAGCCCCCTGTGGATCACGAAGCTAAAAAGCCCTTAACTTTCGTAATGCGGAACGACGAAGTGTCGGACAGGAGTCGTACGACACCTATTCGACTCGCGCGGGAATTGCCACCCAATCGGTGCTCTCCGCACCCTTCGGTTCTTCGACAAGAACGCTCCATCTGGACGTAATGCCGCGCCTCGGATGGATGAAAAACAGCACCTGGCTCGGCTGCGACGGCACTGCTCTAAGGCTGTTTTTCGCGTATTCGTCGAAGCCTTTCAAAGCGTTGTTTATGATCGCCCGAGGTAGCCAAAGCTCCTGATGCCAGTGCGCGCCCAACAGCAGATCGTATGGCCGGCCAAGCGAAGTGGATTGGCCCCTCGTCTTGATCTCGCCACGCATGATTGGCCCGATCGCGCCGATTATACCATCCCCACCTTTCACACCGAGCATGTCCCCGTGCATAGCTAATATGCGGATTCCGTGGACGCTGTAGTATGCCTCGTTTGATGGATCGATCATAAAAGTCAGGCGCGGATCGTTCTCAAAATGCCTCTTTAGTAGCTGGTAGATCAGCCAATCGAAGTTGTGGTGGAGGTAGCCCTTATATTCAGGCTTGGGCGTATCGCGGCCATGGTTGCCCGCTGTGCAGGGGACGAACACATTCCCGAATTGATCGGCCATCTCTGTGAGAGCCCACACCAGAATGTCCCGTACGCGCAGCGCTGCCGGGATGCGGGCATATTCATCGGTCTTGGCCAGTTCAGGGTGCAGGCCACCGCTGATGAAGTCGCCTAGCAGGTTGATGACGATGCCAGGGTATAGTCCCGGCCCGTGATCCTTGCACAGATGGATGGTGTTATTCACAAGCCGGCGGATACGGGCCTCGGCCACCTCGGCATTGAACTCGTTGTAGCCGTTGACCGCAGCAGGGTCCACGCGCTCGCCGTAGTGCCAGTCTGACCAGATGGCGACCGGAACCTCGGACGTGACGCCCTGCTCCTTCGGACGCGTTTCCGTGAGCCACACAGGCGGCATGGTTTCGGCCTGAGCCATGGCCCCAACGATGGACAGTATTGCGTCCTGCTCGATATTGGCGCGTGCCAGCGCCCTGTTCTCGGCCCGAAGACGGGCGATCTCGTCCCGCAGCGCCTGCTCCGTGATCTTGCTCTGAAGCTCCGGAGACGACGGGTCCAAGATCTCGGGCCGGACGAACTGCGACCAGTCTGGCGCGTAGTTTGGTTCCCCGGCCTGCTTGGTGCGTTCTTCCTTCCTGATGAAGTCATTCAGCGCGCCCTCACTGATGCCGAGCCGGCGCGCAGCTTCTCGAACACAACCTCCTTTGGTGCCGGCAGTAGAATGACGGAAAGGAGCGAAGCCGTCGCGGAGGCATTGTTCGATTACCTCCTTGCGACGCTCCCGCTCATTTGCGGAAAGTGGTGGTGTTGGCATGCAGACTATTCTTTGAGCAGTTTCTGAATAAGCATGTTTAGCTGACCCTGTACGTTGGCCAGCATGCCCTCCATGCGGTCGGTGTGGGCCTTCAGGTCGCTGTGCCGAACCATGTCGTCACGGACACGATTGATCCGATTGTGAAGGTTCGCCGTCTCTGTATCGAGACGGGCATTCACCGCGCCCACCTTGTCATCAATGGTCTTGTGGAGTTGCCGGTCGCGCATGACGATGCCTCCTACGAGGCCGATCACCGCGACGACAAACCCGCCAACCGATAGCATCAGCCCCATATCAGTCATTTCTGCCCCCACCTCTTGGCCGCGAAGTCCTTCACGGTATGTCCGCCCATGTGCAGGGCCAGATAGGCCAGGGTGAGATTGGCCAGATCGGAGATATTCGGAGTCGGGATTGCAGCGCGCAGCGACGCGTTCAGTACCGGCACGAGTACCCATGTGTAGGCCCACAAGCCCATCAGGAACCACTGCCACGCGGCCAACCATGCCCAAGTCCACGTCGGCTTTCCTGCCTCCATGGGGGCCAGCAGAGCGCGGCTGATCTCCTGCTGGAGCTTCACATACGCCTCGATAACTTCCGGCTTGTCCTCGACGACGACAGCGGCTGCTGCCAGTTCCTGTTCCGGCACAGTGGAGAGCTTATCGACCGGAACGCCGGCCTCGGCAGCGATGGACTTCAGGACGGTTTCGGCCACATCCGAAGCCACCTCGCCGGTCGCACCAAGCTCATGCCCGAGGACGGCACGAAGCCTCGGCAAGCCATGACGGGCAGCGATGTCCACAAGGATCGGGATGGCAACTCCTGCTACGCTCATGCTGCCGCCTCCCGGTATGCCTTCTCGCGGCGCTTGTTGATGACGGCGCGGAAGATAAGGAACGCGGCGATGAGGATGCCGACGAAGATCAGGCCACCGATGATCGAGCCAGCCACCTGATCAGCAGCCTCGGGCGATATCGCCGATCCACCGGCAACGGCACCACCACCGGCCTGCGCAGCAGACTTCTTCGCTGCCGACTGGGCTTCCTTGTTGAGTTCCTGCTTCACCTCGGCCTGGCTCTTGCCCTGAGCCTCCAGCGCCCACTTGACGCCCGTTGCCTCAATATCGGTGATCCGGTTGAGCCATCCCTTGCCGAAGGTCTTCCACGTCGAAAGACCCTGCACGAAGCTGAGACGCCTCTTGCAGATGTTCTTCACCGTCTGGTCATCTGGCCCGCCGATCGATGCCATCAGCCACTGCTTGGCCCGACCGGGACCGCTGTTGACCGCTGCGTCATATGTGGCGAGATCCACGCCGGGAGCGAGCCGCTCGGCGTTGACCGCATTCCAGTAGTTGGTGCGGTAAATCTGCTTGGCTTCGGCCATGGTGATGTTGCGGACAGGCTTAGGGGCCTTGCCCTTGCTCTTGAGCCATGCGTGGTACACGGCCTCGGTGATGCCGTACATGGTTTTGCCGCCGGGATCGGCGGGATGGTTGCTCCATCCGCCTTCCCATTTGGCAGTAACGGCGTGGCACTTTTCGAAATTTCCAGCAGCCATTCCAGTACCGTTAACGTGTTGTTGGATCTACAATTCTTCGCAAAATCCAACACAAAAAGCAAGATTACTTGCTTATGTTATTGGTTTTGCGGCTCCTCGTCTGACCGGCCAGATTCACGTCCACCGATCGTTGCGGCCAAGAGCCTGTTCAGCTGCTTGTTCCAGTCTGGCGAGTTCAGATGCGCAACATCCCTCGTCAGCAGGTGCCGAGCCAGATCAGGGTTGAACTGCGCCTCCAGCAGGATATCGCTGATGGCGTCCGGACGATCGGTGAGCGACTCTGCGAACAGGCGAATGGTGCGGAACACACCGCCACCCTTCAGAACGCCGTACCGCGCCTTCAGGGCCGCTTCCAGAACGCGCCACTGCTTGCGCTGCGTTTCGTTCTGCGCGGCCATGAACTTGTCGTAGGTGTTCGAGCCGCCAGTCGTCTTAATGTCCAGCTTCTGCGCGTCGGCGACGAGCTTGCGGGCCTGACGAAGGCTGTTCATTTCATCCGGAGTGAACAGCTTGGCCAGCGTGTCCTCGTGCTTCTGGAACAGGCCCTCGATCTTGGCAGCAGACAGACGCGCCGCGTCGTCGTGGCCAGTGAGCGCGCGCTTCAGACCAGCCTCCTGCTTCATCCATTCGATCGTGGCGTCCTTCAGGCCCTTCAGCGCCTCGTCGTCGCCTTTGAAGCGGTCAACGAGTTCGGCCATGTGCCTGCTCGGGTTCTTGCCACCGATGATGGACCCGACAGCGATCACGGGCTCCGTGCCGATCGTGTGATGCAGCGCAGACAGGCGAAGGTCGCGCTCCGTCATGCCAAGGTTCTCCTTGGCTCGCTTCACATCCTCGGCCAGCTGCTTCGACAGTGCGCCGCCACGCTGCGCGTTGGCCAGTTCCTGATCGACACGCTTGGCCAGTTCCGGCCACTGGTTGATCGTCTCGCGGTTGCGGTCCACCCACTGCCGGAAGCGATCGTACCGGAGTTCCGCCTTGTCGGTCAGTACGCCAGACTTGGCCAGATCGCCGAGCATCCATTCCGTGACGTTCTGCTCAACCTTGGCATCCGGGCCAGTCGGACGCGGAGCCGGGGTCGCACCATCCGGGCCGGGAAGCGCGTTGTCCACATCCCTTGCGATCGGTGTGAGCGCCCTGCGCAGGCTGGCCGAGTCTTCGGGATGCCGCAGGAACTTTTCGGCGAACTGGCTGTCGCGCGTTGCGCTGCTCTCGCCACCGGTGTTGACGGCTCGATCCATCGCAGCGCCGTACTCGCCGGCCCTGCCCTCCTTGAAGCGCGGTGCGTACTCGTCCGCATAGAACCTGGCCGCGTCCGGGTTGATCTCGTCCATCATCCGGCCAACGATCCTGCCAAGCGTGTTGAGCCGCTCAACGTCAGCGCCAGATCCTGCGGCAGACCTGCCGGCATTGGTGATCGCAGCCTTACGTGCCTCGGAGATCTGTGCGCGCAGCGCCTTCAGGTCGCCGTACGTCACATCCTTGGTCACGACCTTGCCAGTCTCGGGATCAATCACCTCGACCAACCTGCGGATACGGCGCTCGATTTCCGAATACGGGCCGCGCGCCATCCTCTCGGCGTCGGGCATTTGCGCGCCGATACGGTCCACAGCTTCCTTCAGGAAGTCTCCGCGTACTGGCGTCTTCGGATCTGCCGCCTCATAGAGCGTGTTCTTCTCGGAACGGGCGGCACGACGGGCCGCGTCGAAGTCCTCGGCCAGGGCGGACGATACCTGCTGCTGATTGGACCTGTAGGCTTCCAGTTCCGCGTTCTGGCGGATCAGGTCATCGCGCGCCGCCTGCTGCGCAGCCATGGCCTCATCGACCTGCTGACGGGCAGCACCAAGGGTTTCGTCATACATCTGCGTACCGCGATCAATGAACGCCTGCTGATCAGCGCCCTGCGGTCGTGTGCGATCGACGAGATCCGATGCCTTGGCCAAGCGGCTGTGATCGCGCTCGGCAAACGGCTTCTGGTTCCTGGCTCTTGCAAGGTTCTCACCGATGGCCAGGCCGATGTCATCGGCCAGCATGCCGACGGTCGGGATTTCCTCGGGTCGTGCGAACTGCCTGTAGAAGTCAAGAGATTCATCAATGTTTCCAGCTGCTCGGAAGCGGTCGGTCGCTTGGTCCTGCATCAGCTTGGACGCGAAATCCATTTCCTGCGTGGAGTACCGCCTTCCAGTTGCGGGGTTGACCGGCGCGTTCTGGTCGCCGGCTCCGGGAAGCATGTTTCGGAGCATCCGGCCACCGCCCCGCACCAGACCTTCCCCGGCGCTAAGTGCAGTCATGCCGCCGATGCCGCCAATGAGTGCAGCGATCGCCTTGCCGATCGGCGACTGAGCGCTTTCAGGAAGGAAGTCGTCATGGGCCTGCGCAGCCATGCCGGAGCCAAGGCCGGCCACGGCGTCGCGCGTAATGGTCGCGCCCGCGTTGGTTCCGTAGGGCTCGGCTAGTGCCTTCAGCATGGTTCCGCCCCTGCCCGCCTGCACCATCTGCTGAACAGGCGCGCTGGCCAAACCCATGCTGATGGGGAGCGCAGATCCGGCGAACTCGGCAGCGGTGCCGGCGAGCCGCGCGCCCTGAGACACGTCCTCGGGCTGCACAACCGTACCGCCAGCGCTTTCGTAAAGCTTGCTGACCTGATCGGCGATCCAGTCAGACCCCATCACCGGGTTCTTGACGCGGTAATCCATGTTGCCGCCGAACATTTCGGCCAGCTTGTCGATACCCCATGCGCCGACGTTCAGCGCACCGGTCGCCAGATCGACCGGCATGCCGATGGCATTGGCCAGGCCACGGTTGCCACGCTGGAGCGTGTAGGCCGTGTCCGTCATAAGGTTCGTTTCAGGCTTGGGCGCAGCAGCTGGCTCGGGCGTGGCCGGAACCTGCCCGCCGAACTCAGCCGGGAAACCAGCCAAGAAGTCGGCCATGTTGTCGCCGGACGGCGGAGTCGGGGCCGGAGCAGCAGAAGGATCTTCGACCACGCCGAGGGAACGCGCGATCTCATTGACCGTTGCCTCCTGCTGCTCCGGGGTGAGGGACAGGAAACTCTCATCAACCTGCACCCTCTGACCGTTGATGTTGAGCGTCGGCATTATTCGATACTCCAGATAACCCCAGTGCTGGTCCTACGCGGCTGCTGCGGCGATACGGGCTGCTGCGGTGTTGGTGCATGCTTCGGAGCCGGCTGGCCGGGGGCAACACCGTTGAAAAGCGCCTCGTCCAGAACGCTACCCGTCGTGTTGACGATGTTCTCCAGCATGTTCAGCTTCGCTAGGAACCGCTCTTGGTTCATCATCCAGTCCTGCGGGTTCCCCACGATGTCCTTGAAGTACTTCACGTCCTTGTCGGAGACGCTGCGGCCAGACTGACCGGCGAGCGCTTCCGCTGCCGAGTACACAAGGAGGTCGGAGATCGTGTGCAGGCTGGCCAGATTTTCGTCGAACAGGCCGGAGATCAGACTGGGCGAAATGCCCTGAGCCACGGCCCGCTGGCGAGCATCATCGATAGCCTGCGCAGCACCCTCGTAGCCAAGGCCATTGGCGACGCCGTTGGCCAGCGAAGCTAGGTCGGCGACCGTACCCTTGATGAAGCCCGGAAGACCGAAGTTGCTCGGGTCCTTCTGCGCTGCCTCACGCGTCAGGTTCAACAGGCCACGGAACTTCTGGATCGCCAGCTTCTGCTCCTGCACCGCCGTCGTGGCCGCGTTGGTCAGAACACCAACGTCCTTCGCGCCGCCCTCGACCGTGCCGAGGTAGCCGCCCGGAGGAAGCGGGTTGCCCTGCATGTCCGTTTGGCCATCGCGGGTAAGCAGAACAGTGCCGTCCGGCAGGATGTAGTTCTTCACCCCGCTCGCACTGTCGGCCTTCAGGTTAGCACCAAGAACCTCGCGCTCTGCCGCAGGTAGTTCGCCAAGGTTGCCCCAGTTATCCAGAAGCAGACCGCCCCGAGCGTTCGCCTCAGACACGCCAGCGCCGAGGGCCGACTGCTGATACGGGTTGAGTTCGCCGAGGTTGTCAAAGTTCTGGCCGAGCAGCATCGCCCTCTGCTGCGTCTCGGACAGGATCGGCTGTGCGCCAGATCCTGCAACCTGACTACGAGGCACGAAGGTCGGGCCATCAGGCCCCATGACGGGCTCAAGCGCCTGATCGAACTCGTACCGCTTCTGTCCAACGTCGGCATCGACACGGTACTTCGCGTCGGCCCCAAGCGTGGTGTGCTTCCACCGGTCGCGCTGATCGGTCAGGAGATCCGCGCCACTCGGGTTGTCGTGCGTGTACTTGCCGAGTTCGAAATTGCGGTCCACGTTGTAGCGGCGGTCGGCGCTGGCCAGGTCGTTGGCGCGCGCCGTCTCCTTCAGCGTCGCGTCGAACGCGCCGAAGGTGTTTCCGTACCCCTGCCCTGCGCCGATCTGCCAGTTCTGCGTACGCGGATCGGTTGCGCCGAACTGCGTTGCCGCGCCCATGAGGCCGAACTGCGCCAGCTGCTTCGGATCGTACCCCGCGCCGATGGCCGTGGCCTGCAAGATCGGGTCGGAACCAAGCGCCTGCATACCGCCGTTGTTGGCGATATGGCGCATGAGGTTGTCCATCTCCGTGTTGCCGCGCTGGAGCGCGTACAGCTGCTCACCTCTGATGGCGTTGCCCGTCTGGTCGCCCCAAAGCCGCTGGCCGAGGTTCCGAAGAACCGCGCCAATCGGGTCCGGCCCACTAGGAGTTTGGAAGATCTTGACCATTACCAAAGCCCCGGAGTGCTAGAGAAATAGGTTGGCGACGTGTAGGAGCGCTTGGGCAGGCCACCCCCGCCACCGTAGCTGCCCAACATGCCGCCGACGCCCTGAAGGATTCCCCCGATCGGCGAGATCGGCTTGTAGGCTCGCATTTCAGCAATATCCTGCTGGTACGGGAGCAGCGCCATGTTGCCCGACGCGAAGTTCGAGTACATGCCAAGGTCGCGGCCCGCCTGTGCGTCGGCAAAGCCCTGATTCAGCCACATATCGCCATAGCCGCTGAGGATGCCGAGCTTGTTGGCTTGATCCTTCGATTGATTGATGGCGGACTGGAAGCGCTTGGCCATGTCGGACTGGACGACCTGCGGGGTCGAGCCAGCCAGCGGGATGTCCGCTGCCGGTGCCGGCGTCTGCTCTGCTGCGACCTGAAGCTCCTGCGAACGCTTGTCTTTGGCTTCCTGCTCCGCCTTGTCCAATTCCTGGCCTTCGGACGCGCGCCTACGGGCCTCGAACACGTCACGGCTCTTTGCGGCCAGCTCGTCGTTCTTGGCAAGGGTCCGGCGAAGCTCATTGTTGCGGGCTTCAGCCATGCGCTGCTGATTGCGCGCCATTTCGCGCTGCTGGATCGCCGCGCCCACGCCACTCATCACGGGGCCGGCGATCAGACCGATCAGTTCAAGTCCCGTACACATGCTATCTTACCTCACTACTCGACCCGAGCCATAACCTGATGGGTACGGACTGGTGTAACCTTGGTTCTGATACGGGTTCGGCCTGTTCTGGCGCGCGGCCATGTAGTTGCCGAAAGCGTCGAGCGCGCTGGCAAAGATGTTGCCAAGCGGCGAATAGACGGGCGGTGCGACAAGCGCAGTCGCCTGTCCGATGGCCTGGGCGTTGACCGCCTGCGGATCGGCAGATGCCTCGTTCAGGCTATAGAGATTGCCCTTGGCATTCTCGACCTGAGCGCGGAGCTTGTTGGACGCATCCAGCGCCTCGTTCGAAATGTTCGTACGAGCCTTGGAGTGTTCCTTGGCCAGATCGGCGAACTTGTTGCTGCTGATCGACGAGGACAGAATGCCACGGTCGGCCAGCGCCGCCGTCATCTTGTCCGTCACCTTGTCGTACTGCTCGTCCAGCTGCGGGAAGTAGTATCCGGTGTAGTCATCCCGGTACTTCTGGTAGTAGTCGTCGCCGAACTTGGAGAACGCCTGATCAATGCCAATCTTGCCGAGGTTGACGTTGTGCTGGCGCGCCAACTCGCGAATTTCCATCGCGGCGCTCGGATCTTGCTTGATAAGGTTTTCCAGCGCATCCTGGCTGCGTCGGCTACTCCAACCCCCGCCCGAAGGTTGATAGATAAGGCCCTGTTGCCTGATCGTAGCTATCTGACGATCTGCTGCCTCTTTGGAGATCTCACCGCGAGCAACAGCCAGTTCGAGTTCTGCGATCTTATCGAACTGGTGTTTCCACTGGTTAAAGTGTCCGGTCTTATATGCGTTGTAAGGTTCGTGTCCGCCGCCACCACACATGGTTAGTCGGCTCCGTCATCTCTAACAGAACCGGCGCAGCGAACTCCGGCGATGTAACGCTTGCTGAAAGTCGTTTTTACCAAAAGGGCGTGAAAAAGTCACGCCCTGAATAGAAAAACCTTGTCGTTGATCTGCTCAAAGCCGATTGTTTTCAGCCACTTGGCCATCTTCGGGTGGCTGGCGTGGCTGACCGACAGTATAGGCCCGAACTTTTCTCCCGCCGCTTTCATGTAGTTCTTGCAGATCCGGGTAGTAGCGATGGCTTTTTCGAAGAACTCCGTCGTCACCATGAGCCATGTCGTGGGGATCGGGCCATCGCTGCGGATGGCCAGTAACGCCTGTGGCTGGCCGTCGAACTCCAGAACATCAATCTCGCTATTGGCCAGGAACTCGGCCATCCTGTTGTTGAACTCGTAGCTCGGGAAGCCGAGCCGGGAATACTCGTCACGGTGCTGGTCAGACAACCGAGCCATGATGGATTCAACGTCAGACCAGCCTTTGGGCTTTCGAATGATCATCGGGATTCCGTTGTGTCGTGGTGGACTGCGGTCGAAGACAGCGAAGCAAATCCCTCAGACTGGCAGGTAAACCGCAGTGAGAAATGCGAAGTATGGCCAACCAGCCCCATGGAGAGCCGCTGATATGTGGTGTCGTACAGGTAGCCCGCGTTGACGAGCTTCGTCTTGTCGTCGGGGTCGATCAGGACTTCGATCTTCCAGACGCCCTGCGAAGCCATGTCAAAGCCGAGAAGTTCCTTCTGCGAAGCAGGGTCCTTTGCAGCGATGAACGGCGTCTCGATCACCGGCAGGAAATGCTCGTCGTCCGGGTATTCGAGGCCAGACACGCCACCGTACGCATAAATCTCGTCGCCGGTGCGGACTTCAATGCGTCGCTTGACGCGCACCATGTCGGAGATCTCCTGCCCGAAATCCACGTAGCTCCATGCCACGATCTTGGATGACGGGAAGTAGGACAGGATCACGATGTACTTGCCGATGGCCAGCATGAACCGGCCATCCACGGCTTCGATCGCGGCGCACGCCCTCGACCGGCCATAGTCGCCGACCTCGTTGAAGATCTCCTGCATGAACGGGTCGATGGCGCTGCCCACGTCCGACGTGAACGCCGAGTCCGTGACATCGCGGCTGCGCAGCGAACGGATTCCGGTTTCGTCGAGGTAATACACGTCGTTTGCGCCATAGGAAACGATCGAGCGCGGCGCGAAGGTTCCCGTGTTCTCCAGCACTTGGATAAGCTCGGTGGCCTCGATGTCGGCCATCAGCTGGTAAATCACGATGGCCTCGCGAGCGAAGACGGCCACATACTCGCCGTACGCGGCCATGCCGAACAGAGTGGCTGCGCCATCAACCTCGTTGGAGATGTTGATGAAGCCTGCGCCGCTGCTCGCGTCGCCGTCCGTCCAGTCGTTCGGGGTGTTGATCTTACAGAACCGGAGCAAAGATCCCGCGACCGAATACACGCGGCTCTTATGGACGAACGCCACGGTGCCGGTGGCCGAGGCCATGCCGGTGGTCTTGTAGTCTGCCCCGTTCAAAGTGATGGTCCACGACGCATCAAAGCTGTCTGGCAGGTTGTTCGCACTGATCGTAACCGTGACAACCTTGGCCTGCGGCGCGACGTAGGTTACGCCGCCGCTGAGATTGGAAGTCGTCGCCGTCACATCGCCTGCCGCGCCGACAGCCACCACGTGGCCATTTACGGTCGCGCCAGATCCGGCTGGAGCCGTGATCGTGACAACAGCGCCGCTGGCGTCTGCGCGGTAGTTGTGGACGTGCGAATTGTTGTTGATCTCAACAGCCAGGGCGTTCGCCGTAGCCGCGTCCGACTGCACCCAGTCAACCGCCTTGGACAGCAGTTCGACGCTATCGACCGTAACCGACGTGATGCGGTTTACGCCGGGGGACGCGGAGCCACCGGTGATCTCTACAGTGCCTTCCGCGCGCACTTCAGGCACTTCCACCACATTCGCCTGCACAGTGGCGACGGTGGCCACAGGGCTCGTCGGTGTCGTGCCATTCGACGTGGAGGTGGAAAGCGTGAAATCCGTTCCCGGCTCGATCGCCGTGATCTGGATGATGTTGCCAGCTGCCTCAACACGAACCGCGTTGTCGGCGTCCATCATTACGGCCAGATGCTCGGCAACCGTCTCAAAGGTGAAGGCGTCTTTGGCCAGCTGATCCCATTGCGAGACGCGGGTTCCGTCGTAGTAGTGGTAAATGTTGCCGTCGTCGAACTGGGCGATGGCGTACACCTTGCCATCGAAAGCCTTGGCGTCGAGCACACGAACCAGCGCCGCATTGCTCGGTGCTTGCAGCCGCTGATAGATGACGCCAACAGGCATGCCAGTCGGCGCGGTTTCATGCCCGAAGACGTACCGCTGGCCCTTGACCGAAAAGAAGCCCTTGGTCTTGCCAGCCGGCAGATCGAAGACCTTCACGAAGTCCTTGATCCGCTCAACGTCACCGCCACGGGTGATGACGCAGTTCTTGGCAATCCATAGGGTGCCGGGAACGCCGGAACTCTGCGGCCTGCGGCGATCCAGCCCGTACTTGAAATCGGAAATGACTGTGTAGGCCATTACCTAGAGATCCTCACGACTGCTCGTGGATGCGGCCTGTCCGGCCCCTGCGCGCCCAGGCCAATCCGGAACGTCCCCTGTGACTCGCCAGCCGAGGTTGAGTTGAGCTTGAGCAGGCGCAGCAGTTCGTTGGCCATCTGGAGCTTGGCGTCTGCGTCCTTGGCGTCGTACGCCTGAAGAAGCTCCGCAGCCGCGTACAGCACGATAAGCTCACTATCGAGCGCGCACCTGTCGTCCTCGTCCACCAGCGGCAGATGGCGGTAAACCCCTTCGAACAGGAGCTTTTGCGCGTCGCCGTCCGGCAGCGGCCAGACCTCGATCTGCTCCTTCGTTCCGGTGAACGTCACATCCCACTTCATCACGGGACTGGAGCGCTCGTTCTGCTCCGGGTCATGGATGTTGTAATCGTCGTACGAGATCCCCCGGCAGATGTCGGTATAGTGATCCGACCAGAAGACCTTGGCGGTCAGGATATGCTCGGGGTCGAGGCCAGCGGGCAGATCATAATAGCGCTGGCCAGCGTTCAGCGTGATCGGCGCGAACCTATGCTTGAGGAACGGCCAATCGTGCTTGTAGTACATCAGGTGATAGACGTGGTTGATCGTCCTGCGCAGGACAGGCGTCTCGTCTGGCGACGCATACGGCGCGTTTGTGCGGCGCAACTCGTCGCGCAAATCAGAGATCAGCTGTCTTAGAGTTGCACCGCGAGCCATCTTACGCGAACTCCTCCTGCTTGATCTCCGTGTCTTCCTCAGCCTCGTCCTCGGTCATGGCCGAGTCTTCTTCCTCCTTCCGGCGAAGCAGCGCTTCCTCGGTCGGGGTCAGCTTGATCGTCGGCTTGCGGCCACGACGCTTCACAGGCTCGGCGTCCGATTCAGGGATACCGGGGATCGACTGCGGCAGCGGAACAGACGGGTGGCCGAGGATGTCATTCAGCGAGCGCAGACGCGGGTTCTTGGCCAGGGTCGCGCCATAGAGTTCCTGAAGGCGCTCGCGCTCCGCCTTATCGGAGCGGTCAACCTTGCGGGTGGCTTCGATGCGGACGATCGTTTCCACGCCAGTCTCCGGGCCTTCGTGGATGGCGCGCAGAACCTGAATTTCTGCTGCCGTGACATCCCTTTTCGGCACTTCGTTGTACAGACTGCCGTTAAGCCGGAGAACGCACTTGTAAAGCTGCATACTTCTTCCCTCGTTATGTGGAAAAGGGCCAGTCCAGCTGGCCCTCTATGTTATCATGTCGGATCGTGTCGTGTCGACATTTGTTCACAAAATCCGACTACTCAAGCGCGGTGACACGCGCAGCCAGATCTTCGAGGATCTCCTGAAGATTGTCGCCGGTCGCGTCAGCCACCTTGCCGGGGATCTCGGAGAACGCTGTCGGGACAAGTCCAGACTGAAGGGTGAGCAGCGTACCCGAAGGAATGTCCAGTTCACCGAGGTAGGTCACGGTGATGTTGGAAACGCCGTACGTGACAGAGAACTTGCCAGCGCCCACGGTGAGGACCGACTGGTGCGTGGGGATGACAAGTACCTCGTTGCCGCCGACGTAGCTGTCCTTGTCACGGCCACTTGGATAGGCGAAATTCACCGTCCCGTTCTTCTGAACGGCGGTCGCTACGCCTGCGTGAATAAGGTCGAAAGCCATTTCAAAAGTCTCCTGCTGTGCCGAAAGGTCCGGCCCGAAGGCCGGACGCTGTTAGCTGATGGCGTACACGCCCTGTGCGTTGCGCTGATCGCAGACCAGGCCACCAACCCAAGTACGTGCGCGGTAGAAGACGTACTTGTCTTCCGGACGTGCGGGCTTGTGATCCTTGCCGTTCTCGCCCTGCACCACCATCGGGTAGATGTGGCGGGTGTCGAGGACGTAGCAGTACTTGCTACGGGCCATGTCGTCCAAGGTCGGGTCGTACTCGAACCGAACGCCCTTGAACGAAATGTCAGCGATCGACGCTTCCGTGTTGCGGCGGTGCGACCAGCCTTCCATGGTGTACTGGCCCTTGGACAGCAGTTCGTCCTCAAGCGCGTCGAGGAAGTCAGATCCGCAGAGCACGAGGTTCGGACGGCCACCGTAGCGGCGCAGCTGACGCCACTCGGACTTCAGCTTCTTGACGATCACCAGATCCTCGGCGCTGGCCGGATTGAAGCTGATGTTCGTGTCCGCGCGGTTCTGCCACCACGTATGGACCGACTGATCGATGCCGCCGACAAGAGCCGGATCGGTCGGATCGTCGTGGACGAAGGACAGGATGCCTGGAACTTCCTTGGCGTCCTGCGAACCGTCCTGCCAGAACATGCGGTTCATGCCACGGTCGGTGCCTTCCGTCATGTCCTCGATCTTGTCATTGAGCAGATCGACCAGAACGATCTTCTCGTTCTCGGTATGACGCACCTCGCCACTGCCATTGGCAGAATCCACGATCGAAATGCCGCCCTTGATCATTTCGTGCATCGTGAACTCGATACCCGAGTGGATGAGCTTCCACGGGTAACGGGCAGTCTTCAGGTTGGCAGGATTGCGGTACGTCACCGTGTCATCGTGCTCGAAGCCCTGAATCGTGGTGTCGTACTCGCCCTTCACGCGGACGGTAAGTTCTTCCTTGCCGCCGGGGAAGGTCTTTTCCTTGGCGCGCAGGGTGCGGAGCAGAGGCTTGTCCTGAAGCGTCTGGCTACGCACCTCCGGCGTGTTCATGTGGTAGTCAAGAACGGCCTGTGCGACGTTCTCAATTTCCTTTGCGGTAAACGGCATCGTAAGCAACCCTTAGAGGCTGTCTCACTCCGCCTCCAAAGCCATGTTCACTGCGTCCATCAGACTCTTTGGCTTCGCTGCGGAATGAGGCGAAGCATTTCCGCCAGTCGGGAATGGCTTGCTCGGGCGCGGTGCTGGCCGATAGCGACGGATCTCGTCTTCGACCTGCTTCCGGCATTGATCCAGAAGGGCTCGGACTTCCTCGCGGGTGCGTGGGTAGTTTTCCGGTCCCATCTGGAGCCGCCGATGCAACTCAAGCTCGACCTTTTCCGTAATGCGGTCTTGCTTCAGGTTCCAATCGGGGTCCGACTTCGCCTGCTCCCTACTCCATTCGTCCGCTGCGCTTGCCGCGCTGTTGACCAGGGTTTGCAGTTGCTGCTGATGCCTCTCGGCAGCAGTCTGTTGAGCCTGCATCTGGGCCATTTCGCGGGCGCGATGCTCGCTCAACCGAGCCTTATGCAACTCCTTGGCACGCGCTTCGGTAATGTACCCAAGCTGCACTTCACGCTGTAGATCTGGTGGGAGTATCTCGCCTGCCGCATGTCGAATCTGTTGCACCAGATTTTCCAGCACAGGGAGAGCGGACTGATAATCACCCCGGTTGATCATCGAAACGATGCCAAGGGCGTTATTCAGATGCTCGGGCGCTATGCCATTTGTCTGCATATAGCCGAGCAGTTCGTCCATGCGCTGTGCCTTCGGCTTCAGTGCATCAAGCTCCATCTGGAACTGCTGCACCTTGCTTTCGGCAGACCGGCGCTGCTCCACCAGTTCACGGAAGCGCTTCTGCGTCCGTTCCGACAATCTGGCCAGTTCTTCCTCGGAAAGCTCGTCGGATTGCTGCTCCTGATCGTCGTCTGGAGTGTTAGGATCAGGTTCTTCCGAACCATGCTCCATGGAGGTCGGCGCTTCCTCCTGCCCCCCACCGAGCGTGGTGTTCACCACGTCCATGAGGTTTGTTACGCCATCTGGTGCGGGCGACGACTCCGCGTGTACGTCCAAAGATTCGGTGCTGATGTTCTCAGCGGGTTCCGTTGACGAAACGGGCATACGTCAAGCTCCTTAACGACTAATGTCGTTCATACAATATTTCTCATAATCCTACAGCCAAGTCAAGCGACGGTAGGTGCGGGGTATCCCGGCTGCGGGCCGGGTTCATCAACCTGCGGGTTCTCAGCGTTTTGAACGCCTGCGCCGCCCTGCATGTTGGGGTCCGTGGTCGGATCGCCTGTCGGATTTGCTCCGGGGTTCTCCGGGCCACGGGAAATGAGCGCATTGATAGCCGTAATAGAAGGCATTCCCTCAGCGTAAAGCTCCTCCATCGGGATATCGAGAAGTTCAGAATACTTGCGAACCAGCGGCTCCTGATTGACGCCGGGAAGCTGCACGAGCCATGGGGCCGCGCGCTCCATGTTGGCCAGCGATGCGGCCTGATTAGGCTTGCCGGTGCTGCCCGCCTGAGCCTCAAGATAGATCTCCTTGGCCGCTTCCTCGCGCGTCTGCGGCAGGTCGGGCCAGACAGCGCCCTCGCCCACGATCTCGATAACCGTCTCCTTGCTCACGTTCTGGAGCAGGATCTGGCCACCGGCCCTGGCCAGGTCAGTCAGAAGGCCGTCGATGTCGTCCGTCTGGTCAGACTGAGTTGCCGACTGCGCCTGCTGCGCGATCGAGCTTTCCGTCGCGGTCGCGCCGGACACGGAGCCAATCTGAGCCTCCTGATAGCCGACCACGCGCAGGAGGTCGTTGAAATGGCTCTCCAGTTCGTAAAGATTCGGATCAATCGGAGCTGTCGGGCCACGCTGGATAAGATCCTCGATCTTCTGGCCAGCCACCAGCGTCTTCAGCGAGACGACCTCGTGCGCCGAATGGTCGGCCAGCTTGGTCTTCTCCTCGGACGACAGGCCAGCTGCCTCAACCCAGTACGGACGAGCGGCAATGCGGTGCTCGCGCAGCGCCTCGCGGGACCGGTTGTACTCCTCCTGAATGTCCTTGGCCTGCTCGACATCGGACAGCGGATAGATCTCATCGTAGTGTTCGACCTCGTTGAACACCAGCGGGAAGAACGGCCAGAATCGTTCAATGTAGATGTCGGGTGCTGCCGGCTCCTGAAGGAAATCCGGGTAGCCCTCACAGACGACGAACATCTGGAGGTTCTCCTTATCCCACACCTCATAGACGCGGGCGTATGCGCCCTCCTGCTTCTCGTCGCACTCCTTGTCGTTGCGGCTGGAGTATGCGCGGAACTTGCCGCGTACGTTCACTCCGTAGGTCTTTTCGATTTCCTCCGGCGACCGCTCGTACAAATGCGCAATCCACCGCGCGCCGGCCAGCGTCCGCAGGTGTGTGCATGCCGTGTCCACGATGATCTGATCAGACTTCGGGAAGTCGAAGACCAGACCTTCGCGCACGATCATTTCCTTGTCGCGCTCCAGATCGGCAAGATTGAGCTTCAGCTGCTCCAGCTTCGCGCTCGTCTCGCCGTACTCCTCGCTGCCTTCCTGTAGCTTGGTCATGGCGAGTTCGATCGACTTGATCTTGTCCGTAGCGTCCGCAATCTTGTCGATGATACCGGGGCGCGGCTCAAGCATGCGCTGGAAGCCGATCTTCACCCAACCGACCTTGGCCACCTTGGCGCGGCGCACAGCTGCCTTCAGCTGTTCCTTGAAGCCGGTGGACTGCTCGTCAATGTAGTATTGGTACAGGATCTCAAGCGTCTTACCCATACGCTCGATCGACTGGTTGCGCTGACGAACCTGCGCGACCTCGGCCAGGATTGCCATGGAGGCAGGATCGCCCATCTGCGCCATCTGCATCGCAGCCTGAAGCGTGTCGAGCCGGCCATCCCACAGCTTGTATTCCAGCCGCTGACGGCGCTTGAAGACAGTCTTCGGGTTGCGGGCGTACAGGGTTGCAATCGTCTGGTTGATGTAGCGTGGCAGGATCGGCACCGTGTACTTGCCGGACTCACGCCACTTCTTGTCCGCCCCGTACATCGCAAAGTCCTGCGCCTTGCGCATGTCCTTGAACGTCTTCTCGCGGGCCTTCCGGGCCTTCTCGATCTTTTCAAGCCACTCGGCCACCAACGCCGCACGGGACTGAGTTGGTTCCTGGCCCTTGTTTTCGATCTCGTTCACGAGCCCAAATTCTTCTTCCATTACCAACCTTCAGCGGCCTTCATCCGCTGCTCCTGTCTGGCGCGCTTCAGCGCGGATTGCATGATCCACTCGATCGATCCGGTACGCGGCCTGTTCTCGTTCGCTGCGATCGGGTGCGCACTGCGGATCTTCACAAGGCCAAGGCCGATGTGGGCCAGCCAGTCCACGAAGTCGTCATTCGCGGCATGGGGGAAGCGAAGCAGCTGCTTCCGGGCGTCCTGATACCAAGGCGCAAAGCGCGGGAAGCGGACCTTCTTCATGCTCATCCGGCCCTGAATGGCTCGGGCTCGGGTGGCCTTGTCCTTGGAGACGGTGACGGGATCGATCGTCACGTACACATGCTCGTCGATCATCCGCTTGTGCAGGAACGGGCCGAACGCCTTGGCGATGTTTTCGCTTTCCATCCACCACAGCTGCGGCTCGTGGACCCGAAACTGCGTCAGCATTTCTTCCACCGTGCGGTCAGTCTGCATCCGATCCCACACGAGATCCGGCAAGATCCAGATATTGTCTTGCGAATCCACGCCGACGCAGCCGAGGACCGTGTAGTCGTTAGTCTGCTTGGTGCTGACGGCATGGTCGGACGCGCCGTAAATCATCAGGTTATCCGGCAGTTCCTCCGGGTCGTATTCGACGATCCAATCCGCCTTGAAGTATTCACCATCCTCACGGGTCGGCGAGCCCATGTAGAGCGCCTGGAACGTGCGCGGGTCCATGCGCTTGGCCTCGGCCAGGAACTCCAGACCCTTGCGCTCGGGCCACAGCGCCGACATCGGCTTGCTGCCGAACTGCTCGATCACGCGCGGGTTCGTCGGCACCTCCAGCGTCAGGCCAAGCCGCGCTGCAAGCTCCGGATCTTCGACGACTGCCGGCAGGTTGATGTACGTCCAGTCGTCGGCAATTCCCTTATATTCCTTGTTGCGCTCCGGGTGGTTCGGGTCGCACAGCCGGCCAATCAGGTCATCCTCGTGCCATCGGGTGTGTACGACCACGACCGCGCTCTTGGAGTGCAGACGGGTGAACGCGACAGAGTTGAACCACTTCCAGATGCGGTCGCGGTAAAGCTGGCTCTGCGCGTCGTCGTCAGAGCGGATCGGGTCGTCCACCACGAAATAGTCTGCCGGCTTACCAGTACCCGAGCCGCCAACGCCGACGAAAGCCGTCTTGCCGCCCTTCGACGTGATGAGCAGATCGAGCGCACCCTTGTTGAGCCTGTGTTCGGGGAACACCGCCCGATGGAGGTGGCTTTCAATGCCGTTCCGCACATCCGCGCCAAATTCCTCGGCGAACGTCTGATTGTAGGTCCCCAAGATCAGATTTCGATATGGGTTGCGTCCAACGCACCACGCCGGGAAACGACGGGAAATGATCTCGGACTTGCCAAGCTGCGGGCCAATGGACACGGCCACACGGCGCATTTCACCGCGCTCGACCTTCTCCATGATCTGGCAAAGCACGATGGCTTGCGGAGTGGCCTCGAACCGCGTCAGGTCCGGGTTCTCCGGATCGTTCGGATCTGGCAGCTGAAGCTCGCAATAGCGCAGCAGGCTCTCGCGCCCCTCCAGAAGCGCAAGCTCGCGCTTCTTGAGGCGGATCAGCTTCTCCTTGTCGCGGACGATCTGCTCTGAGGTCATTCGGCGTCCTCAAGCGCAGCGAGTCGAGCTTCGAAGCCAGCGGCCACGAATGCCCAAAGCTCGTCGTAGCGGACACCATAGCGGTCGCCCGCCTCCTCCAGGCCAGCTTCCGGGTCAGCTTCCCACTCGTCGTAGCAGACAACGCCGTACTTGTAGGGATCGAGCCCTTCGGCCTCAAACGCCGCGATCACGTCCTGCGCCCGGACACCGGCATGCAGGCGCGCGCCGTCGCCCTTCGCTGCAATCGCGTGGTGCCAGCGATAGATGCCAACCAGCTTGGAGATCCGCTTGGCCACGGCAATCTCAGCCGCGTTCAACTCACCGCGCCAGTCCTTCTCGCGTGCGTCCGACGTGTTGATGGTGCCGGTCGCGGCGTACACCTGTGAGAAGCGCGCACCGCCCGTGCCGAGTGCACGAGCGTTGTCAGCGCCAGGGCTCCACAAGGACGTGTTGAGAATACCGACCACGGTCGAGCTGCTGCCGATCGTCCATCGAGCGTTGCCTACGTCGTACAGGATGCTCGCAACGTTGGCCGTCGAACCGACGTTGCACTGCAAGCCGAAATACTGCGCTGTATCGCTAGGCATCGCACCAGCAAAAATGACGGAACTCGGGTGCTCGTGCCGCCACGTCTGGACCGAGTTGTAGGCAAGGGTCGCGCCGCGTACGAGGCTGTCCTTGAAGTAGCCCGAGCGCGAGCCAAGGCGCTCGCCGGTGGTCGGCGAGTACACAATATTGGCGTCCATGCCGTTGATCGCTTTGCCGGTGCTATCAGCGATAGACAGGGCAATGTGATCCCGTGTGCCGGTGTGCATCACTTCGACGAAGTTGCCAGCGGCGGTGCCGGTGAACGTTACCGTGTTCGTCGAGGCGTCGAACGCCGCGATGTGCACCACGTTGTTGTTGCTGTCGTCGATCCGGACGGACGATTCATTGCCCGCACCGACCGAAACAACGTCCGTCACGAGGTTGCCTGTAGCGCCACCGGAAATGCGAACGCCATGCTTGCTGTTCAGCTTCTCGGGTGAATTGTTGGTGTTCACGACCATGTTGTTGATCGCGTTGTACGAGCCCTCGCCCAGTACGAAACCAACGTCACATTGCGCGGCCACGATGTTGGTGCAGACGGTGTAGTCCACGCCGTCCGTGCCCGTGGTCGTCTGGCCGAAGCCGAGGCCATAGGCCGAACTGACCGCGATCAGGTCAGATCCGGTGTTGTACCGCGCGTCGTTCTTGTACTCGTGCGCAAACGCGGCAATGCCATGCGCCACGTTGCCCCGCATCTGGCTGAAGCGGGTATCCACAAGCAGGAAGCCGTTGGTGTTGTCCGACAGGGAAACGTCCCCAATGACGGTCGAATCGACGATCCTGTTTCGTTGCGGGATCTCGGCCCCCATGTATGAAATGATGCCCGAGCCGGCCGAACCACCGTTGTTGCCGAGGTCGCTGACTAAGACACCGCGCAGATACACGTCGGTCGAGTCAACAAAGATGATGCCGTGGCCCTCGTTCCCGGTGGTCGAGAACCGCATATTGAGCGTGAAATCCTCAAGCTTCACGCCATCGCTGTTGTTGAAGGACACCACCGAATTGAGCGAATTGCCTCGCGAAAGGATCGATGTCTTCGTACTGCGGCCCCTGAGCGTGACGCCATCGGTGCCGGAGAAGCCCACCAGCGCATCAACCGTCACGGTGCCTTCGTCGAGAATGGCTGGCCGCGTACCAGCAGCCTCGATCAGCTGCTTTAGGGTGCCGTTGATCTGCTTCTGGCTGATCTCGGGACCGATGATCTCCCACCACGCGCCATCGTTCGACTGCACCTTGCCCTCATGGGCAGGCTGCGATCCCACGCGCTTGTAGACCGCGCCACCGCCATCGCCGATGGTGCTATATCCCCGCGTCACGATGAAGTTGACAGAGGACGGGATGGCCTGGCCGGTCACATCCGCCCGCGTGTCGAAGTGCCGGAACGACTTTTCGTAGCTGTCGGCAATCGCATTCCGCTCGCTCTGCGTCAGAATGAGGTTCACCGAGCCCTCGGCCATGTTGTCCATGTCGAAGGCGTCAGCGCCCTTGCTCTGAGGGTCGTAAACGCCGGTCAGCATGTCACCGCCAGACGACATAAGACCCCAATTCGCGCCGTCGTAGACGTACATCAGGTTGGTGACGGTGTTGAAATACATCTGGCCGGCGAACGCGCCAGCTGGAGCCGTCGCATGCGCGCCGAGGTACTTTTCCTCCATGTCCTCCAGCGCGTCGATGGCGTCCTGCGCAGCCGACTGCGCGTCGTTCTTGAAGCCCTCGGCAGCGTTCTTGGCCAGGATCGCATCGTCACGAGCGCTTTCAGCGGCCAGCTGCGCGGCCTCGGCATCGCCCTTCGCCGACTCTGCGTCCGACTTGGCCTGAATGGCATCATCGCGGGCCGATTCCGCTGCGCTCTGCGCCAGTGCGGCATCGTTCTTGGCCTGAACAGCCGTATCCTTCGCGCTCTCGGCGTCGCCAGCCTCCTGAATGGCTACATCGCGAGCGTCTTCAGCGTCGCTCTGCGCCTGCAAAGCGGCATCGCGGGCGTTAAAAACCGCCGTCTGGACGCCGGAAGCGGCCAGATACGCGGCCTCGGCGTCGTCCTTGAAACCTTCAGCTGCGTTCTTGGCCAGAATGGCGTCGTCGCGGGCTCCTTCCGCAGCAGCCTGCGCCGCTTCAGCGTCGGACTGCGCAGATTCCGCGGCCACCTTGGCCAGGATCGCATCGTCACGCGCCGACTCCGCCGCTGCCTGGGCCAGTTCGGCATCGTTCTTGGCACCAGTGGCGACATCACGAGCCGATTCCGCGTCGGCCTGTGCCTGCAATGCAATGTCGCGGGCGTCTTCCGCAGCAGCCTGCGCGTCCTGCGCCTCGTCACGGGCTGCAATCGCAGCCGACTGGACGCTGGCGAAGTCAATAATCAGTTCCCAGTAGCCGGCATTCAGGTCATCGGAGAAAGTGTTGGACGAGATATGCGACACGACGCAACGGTACATCTGTACGTCATGGAAGACCGTATCGCGGGTGATGTAGTTCGTCCCGGAAGCCCAATCGACCGGCGGGTTGAAGCCAAGATCCACCTCATCGCGCAGCTGGTCATAGCCAACCGAGTTGTTGGCCAGCGCCGTGTCGTCGCGCTGGATGATGGCCAAATTCTGTAAGATCCCGTCGAGCGTCGTCTTAACGCGCGCAAACTCCTCATCGAGCTTGTCAGCCGGCAGCGGAGCCCTCGGGTTTTCCGCCTGATAGTCGTGGAAACTGTACGACCGGTCGTACACGGGTGGCTGTGCCATTGCGTTACCCACGTTGGATGTTACAAATTCGCGAACTTTCCCTATAATACGACACGGAACCTCGATTTAACAAGCCCCTTGGAGTTCGCAAATGGCTGTAGACCTTTCGCAATTCGCCATCGGGGGCGCAACGCGGCCTGATAGCTTCTCGGGGATGAATCCCGCATTCCTGCAAGCGCTTCAGGCCATGATCGCGGCAGCGCCTCCCGAGATCCAACAGAACCTGAAGATCAATTCCGGTTTCCGTTCGCCCGAGCGCCAGAAGCAGCTTTGGGAACAGGCGCTGAAGAAGTATGGGTCGCCGGAGAAGGCGCGCAAATGGGTGGCCCCTCCCGGACGCTCCTTCCATAACCACGGCACCGCAGCTGACCTGAAGTTCCTCAACGACGCGGCCAAGGCTTGGGTGCACCAGAACGCCGGGAACTTCGGGCTGGCCTTCCCCCTGGCCAACGAGCCATGGCACATCGAATTGCATGGCAACCGTGGCGGTGGCGGTCGGGCTCCCGCCCCTGCTCCTGCTCCGGTCCCGGTAGGCGGGGAAGCTCGCGGGCTTATGGCCATGGGTGGCGGGATGGTTCCCCCGGCCACTGGAGCGGCGGCAGGACCGGTGGGGCCGGTCGCACCGGCCAATCCGCTGGCGGCAGCGTTCGTGCAGGTGGCACCTCAGATGGAGCAGCAGGTCGCCGGGGGAATGGACGAGGCTCCAGTTCCGCAGAGGACTGGCGATCCGCTTCAGGCCACGATGCTTGCGAAGCAGACCGCGCAGCGGGATCGGCAGCTACCGCAGATGTTCATGCCAGATCTGGAAGGGCTTATGGGGCTCGCAAAAAGAAGGGGGTGACAGCACCCCCTTTTTAGTTGGTCCATCGGAGAAATACGGCATCCTCGGAGGAGGCGGCGATCGGGGTGAGGAAACCGAAGGAAAAAAGCCCCCGATCGCCGTTGGGAGGATGGCGGTTTTGTAGCATGGTGTAGGACGCCTTGCAAGAGCAAAAACTTCGCAAAATCCAAAATTTAGTAGAGCGGCCTATGCAGGTTTCGCACTGCATAGGTCGGGAGGGGGCCAGGGGGCGGGTCGGGCCTCTGGCCGAGGTGGTGCCGGGGTCCGGGTCCGCCGATCGACTGCCGGCGAGGCGCGCCCTACCCTGCGCAACTGGCCGAGGCGCTATCCTGCCGCAGACACGCCGGCGGCACATGCCGGGGTCCGGATCTCGCGTTTGTGCCTTGCATAGGCGCAAACTCACTCAAACATTTCAGCTAGTTGGGCATCGGTTGGCGCGTCATTTGGCGCGTTGGGCGTGATATCAACGGCTCTATTGCTCAATTCGCGCTCAAGCGCTGCGATCTCGGCGCGCAATTCTTCCGCGGTCTTCTCACTGTCTAGCTTGTCACTGTCGCGCGCTGCCTGCGCCAAACGCTTACTGTCAAAGCCAGCGCGGTCTAGCAGGCTGTTCGCCGCCTGCACACGGACTCCCGGCGCTGCTTTTGTGTCGTGCAGGATCTGATAGAGCGTCCGCAGCGCTGCCGGCGCAGCGTCCGCGACAAGGAATTTCTCCAGCACTGCCGCGATCGCCGCCTGCATTTTGCTGCTGCCGAACAGTATTGAAGCCGATGTCGGACGCAATCCCGCCTTGGCACATGCTTCAGTTTTTGTGCTCCCCTGAAGGAAGAAATAGAGCATCAAAAATTGCTTTTCGGAGAGCAAAATCCCCTCATTTTCCAATGTGTTAGCGACTCTTGACGGTGTAAGCGGATCTCGCGCCTTTGCGCCTCCCTGCCTAGTTGTCATCTTTTAACCTATCCCTCTTGACTGTCGGATTTTGCGAAATATACTATACGACATAAATTCACACAAACCGAAGGAAACTGAACCATGGCAAGCAATATGAAATACGTTCGGAAGTTGCTCCAAGCCGCTAAAGCCGAGGGCTTCACATTCGTTTGTTTCTATGACTCCCCGGAAGAATACGACTATCGCGGCCGGGACATCAGCGAGGCCGTAAAGGCGCTGGAGGCATGCGGGGAAATGCGCCTTGCGCTGCTCGACGGGGAACGCGTCATTGGTTCGGCGCTGATTATCCCCCAACTCGATCAAGAGGAGGTCATAGCCGACTATTCCGGCGCTTTCATCGACGAATGGTGGAATGAAACCGTCGCGCCGGCGCTTTAATCGCTGGCCACCTATTGGAGGAAGCCGACATGCCGCAGGTTATCGAAAAACTCGCCTACACCTATGATGAATTGTCAGATGAAGCAAAAGCCATCGCCCGCGATCAATTCCGCGCGCATGCGCTTGACTACGAATGGTGGGAATTTGTTTATGACGACGCCGACGAAATAGCCAAAATTCTCGGCATCGACATCGACAGGAAGGGCAAGAACACGCCGGCGATCTGGTTTTCGGGCTTCTGGAGTCAAGGCGACGGCGCATGCTTTGAGGGCTCCTACCGCTACGCCAGGCACAGCAAAAAGGTCATCCGGGAACACGCGCCTAAAGACACGGAATTGCATTCCATCGCCGATAGGCTTTACGCGCTACAGCGCCGGAACTTTTTCCAGCTAACAGCGACAGTTAGCCATCGCGGGCATTATTACCACGAATTTTGCACGTCTATCGATGTTTACCGCGACGGCTACCACGCCGACGCCGATGCTGCCGAGGATCTCGCCGACATCCTGCGCGATTTCATGCGCTGGATCTATCGCCGACTTGAGGCCGAGGCGGAATGGCTAATGTCAGATGAATGTATCGAGCAAGGAATCGATGCTGCCGCGTCTCAATTCAACGAAGACGGGACGCTTTTCCTTTAACCAGCTTGTAGGATTTTGAGGAGGATTAAACCATGTACAAGCCTACAAACAACGATTGCCAGCGCCGGGACAGCAAGCGATCGCGGATTCGCGTGGCGCGCCGGCAGGCACTAGCAGCCAAGCAATTCTTCAGTTTTGCTAATTCGAGGATCTAAGCCATGGATAATGTTCTCTATGAAAAGGCACAGCGCCTAGTCCGCAACGAAGTGTTCCTTTGCGTGTCTCACCTAGTTCATACGTTGGCGCAGGGATATGGGCGCATAGACTTCCGCAGCGATCTGGAGGAACTGACGGAACAAGCTTTTGAGCTTTCAACGCCAGTTCTCGATTATGAGGAGGCCGCGACTGAGGCAGGATGGACGCGCAACGAACACAACGGAATGTTTGTTGCCCCTACTGGCCATGATCCACGTATGGCCGACTATGACGACTGGGAGGAGCTTTGCGACGCCGAGGGCATAGAGCCCCATGAATCCGAAATTTTCGAGCATTGGGCCGTCTCGCGCTGGCTAGGCGAATTGCTTCAAGCCAAGGGCGAAAAAGTCGATTTCGACTTTGCCGGAATGGTTGTTTGGGGTCGCCGAACAACTGGGCAAGGCATCGCGCTGGATCACGTCATTCACGAAATAATTCGGGATCTCGACAATGCGCGGGTTGCTTGAGCTTGCCGCAATATCCCTGTTCGTAACAGGAACCGCCATGCTGTCTCTTGGCGTGGCGGGAATGTAGGAAAACACGCACGATTGAGGAAAACGGAAAATGAGACTTGAATGCTGCCACGCCGACACCTGCCTGCCGGACTATTGGACAGGCCATCACCTGCCGCATGTGCAAATCCTTGTTCATAGGGGAATGACGCTCAAGGAAGTTAAGGACGCCATCAAGGATGAACTGCGCCACGGCTACGTCATGGGCTCCACGGAAGCCGCAGAACTGCTTTCCAGGGACTTCATTCCTGCATGGAAGGAAAAGGAAGCCGACAGGTTGACGCGCGCTGCCTACGCCGCAGTGAACAGGCTCAAGCCAGCAAAGCGGGGGCAGCGCAAACTGTTCTTGGATCTCCCGGAAGAAACCACCTGCGAGCCGGATTCACTCGTGTTCGCCTATTTCGTTTTCCGCGAAATGTAGGATTTTAGGGAAGGAAACCGAACATGGAAAATTACACGCCGAAACACCTCAAGCGCTGGACTCGTCCGGAATGCTACATTGGCGAGTCTTGGCCAGAACACTATTCCGCAGGAGTCGGCCAGCATCGCGACAGCGACGCGCTCGCGCGATCAAACTTTGCCTGCATGCTCAAGGCATTAGGCGGGGAGTCAGAAACCGTTAAGGTAGTGCACGAAGGGCATTGGGCTGTCGGTTGGGTTGAATGGATCGCGATACATGAAAGCGACAGCCAGGCGCTTGAGACTGCCGACGAAATAGCCGCAGCTCTGGAGGACTACCCCGTCATAAATGAGGATCATTGGTCAGAACTGGAAATGCAGGAAGCAAACGAAGTCTGGAAAGATTGCTACACGGCACAAGAGCGGATCGATTACATACGGGAACACCGCGATCAATTCGACTTCTACGACTTCCGCGATATGCTGGCCGTGGTGCGCGGGGAATATTTCAACGGCTATGCGTCGGAGTTGCTGAATTGATCGCGCTGCTAAGTCTATCCGGGCGCACACTCGCCGCGCTGCTGTTCATCGCCTTGCTGCTGGCTCAATCAACGCCTATCTGACCAGCTGGCCAGCTACCACGCCACCGAAGCACAAAAACCCCGGATCTCATGCCGGGGTTTTCTTTTTGTCGGATTGTACGCCTAAAAGCCAATTCCTCATAATTCCCTCTATTTTGCCCGTACACGCGTTTCTTGCCGCGCATAGGTACTAACACTCGCCGAGGGCAGAACGCCATTCCTGAGCCAAATCTGAGGCGTTCTCGGCCATTCTGTAAAGATAGCGAACGGCATATGTCGGCTGGATCGCTTTCATGCGCTCATAATCCGGATTATCGATCTGCTCGACGAGTCCCGCCGGCACAAGTTTGGAAAACACAAACGTTTTAATTCCAGAATAGCTATATTCCGGCATCATCGCGCGAAAGTCGGCCATCCGGTAAACCTTCCCCGGCTCCATCCTTGCCAGCGCAACTTTCCATCCCGGCAAGCCTAGTTTGGCGACTCCAAGCCTAGCGGATATGGGCGCATTCTGCGCTTGGATCTCGCGCCTGCGCTTTGCCTGACGCGCCTTGCGGGTCCGTGCAGCCTTGCGCGCATGCTTACTCCAATCCACCTTGACCGCCGGACGCGCCCGCGACCCGCCGCCCGTCTCGCGCATGCGCCTGATGCGGGCCAGGGCTCTCTCCAGCGCGCGGGCTTCCACTTCCTGTTTTTTCTGAAGGTCCAATTTTTCCTCGAAGTCCAATTTTTTCTCCAAGTCCAATTTTCCGGCATCAGTCCGGACGCTTGCCGAGGTGCTTGCGGGTGCGGGCGCGTGGACGCCTGATGCCCCCTGCCCGAGCCAGGGCGAGTTCGCGACAGGTTTCACAACGCCTGACCGGTTCGATCTTCCTCGCCTTGATCGAGATCCGGGTGATGAACTTCTCGCCACAGTCGGCGCAGCAGGACGCCATGTGCGCAAGGTAGGTCGTCTTGCCATCCAGGCGGGTGTGGGGCTCGATGTCCACGCAGACGTAGACCTGCCCTCTGTACTCCCACTCGTCGAAAATCTCGATGTCGTCATTTCGGTATACTGGCACTTACAACCTCCTTCCTCTCGACCCCAGTACAACCACAACCAGCACAACCATCAGAACGACCTTCAGAACGACCTCGGCCATGCCGATCACAGTTTGTCGTATAACACGCCTGCATTTGCTCTTGCAAGTTTCCACATAATCCAACATTCGGACCGCAGGCGGACATGTCCGGACAAGCCCAATTTTCGCTGCCAGATGGGGGCGGACACGGACAGGCAGCGGAGGACAGGGGGCGGACAAGGGGGGACAACTCTCTACTATATGAGTTGTCCCCTCCGCCATGTCCGCGCTCCCCGCCCTAGTCCCGGTTGGCCGGACAAACGGACAAAACGCCTTTGTCCGCCCTTGTCCGCCTTGTCCGCTTTTACTCTTGCAAGTCATTTTCAGCCCTTGCTATCGAACGTCGGCCACACAAAATCTTCGTAGATTTCTACAGCTTTTTTACCTAAAAGCTGCTCCCGAGCACGCCGGAACGCCCTCGCCTGCGTGCCCGGATCGTCCGATTTTGACAACCCGAGGTTGTAGCAGAACTCCCTCCAGATGCGGATTTCGACTACCTTGCAGGCGGGCCACTCATCGCCGAACTTCAACACGCCATGCTCGGAAATCGCCATGTCCAACGCCGCCGCAGCCGTCCTCAGACTTTCGGGCCATGATACGTTACCCTCTGCCTTCGCCTCGGGATCGTAAACAGGCACCAGCGTCCGTTCGACCGACTCCAGATTGAAGCCCCAATGGCCGTGACTGTCCGCGTCCTTGTGGCGCTCGATCATCAGCAGCGTTGTCATCTTCTCCTTGTCGCCCTCGACCTTCATTCGCGTGTCAAAGGAGCCCCAGAAGTGCGTGTGCATGCGGGCGCGCGTATCGTCCTGCCAGCCCGTATGCGCGACCGTGAGCGTTGCCGCCCCGGTGGCCCGCATCAGGGCCTGAATGTTGTGCACCCACGTCCTGGCCGTAGTGTCCTCTGTTTCCGAGCCCATCATTGTGCCGCCGAAGATGTCGAGCACGATCAGTTCAAATCCCCCGATGGCCTGACACGCTGCAATGAGCGCTTTGACCTGCTCCTTGTCGTCGAGGCAGATTTCCTGCGGGTACAGGAACACGTTTGCTCTCAGTTCAGCCGGGATGCTGTAATGCTCCAGCCATCCGGGGATACGGAGCCGTCCGACGCCGTTGGCACCCTCGGTGGCGACAAACAGCACCCTGCCCTGTTTCGTCTGGTTGCCGTGCCATGGCCGTCCGGTGGCCACGGAGAGCCCGAGATCGATCGCAAGGAAGGATTTGAAGCTGTTCGACTTGCCGAACATCAGGGCGGCAGAGTTGCGCTGTATGACGCCATCGATCAGCCACTCCGGTTCCGGCAGGTTGAGCATTTCGTCGTACGTGAGGAAATGCAGCTTGGATGGCGACTTGGCCGTTTTCGGCTTGGCCTCGTCGGGAATGTGCTGCGGCGGCGGGCCTTGGTCGCCAGCGATGCCGGAAACGTCCCCGAACTCGCCAAGCGCAGTCTTCGCGCCCCACCCACCTGTTGCGTACTGGTACGCGTTCTCGACCTTCGTGCGCAGGTCGTCGTAATCCCACGGCGGGCTTGCCTTGGTGTCGTTCCACATGTTGACCATGAGGTCGAAGGCTTTGCCCTCGGAGATCCCGAGATCGCGCAGGTGCGCGGCCACCTTGTATGTGGTTTCGTCACCGCCGCTGCCCTCGATCGCTTCAGGTGCCGTGTTCAAGAGATAGTCCACGGCCTTCAGGATGTGCTCGGGCCGGTCAAGCTCGACCAGCGGTGTGTCTGAATGCGGAATGTGCTTCGGCGTGGTTTCCTTCAGATGCTGCTTCCACCAGTCCGGGGCAGCTGCGACCGTGGTGCCTTTGGCCTCGTACGCCTTGCCGTTGAGCGTGGAGCCAGGACCAACGACGTAACCCCCGGCACTGCGGATATCAATGCCGGGGTAGTCGGGAAGGCTGTCAACGCGGTTCTGGAAATCCTCGTCGGACTTCAGATAGACATGGACGCCGCCTGAAGGTGTGTAGACGCGAAGCGATTCCGGCATGCCGAGCATGTCCAGCAGTTCGAGGGACTGCATTCCTGGCTTGCCGTTCTTGCAGTCCGCGTCCACGACAAGCAGACCATGGCCGGCAGCTACGCCGATATTGTACTTCGGGTTTTCTTCCCACCACTGACGGATCTTCGCTTCATCCGTGGTGGCTTCGTCCTTCCAAGGAAACTCCTTGGGTGGAACCTTGCTGTTGGGTGACAGCGGGAAGACACGAAACCCACTGCCAGCCAGCGCAAGAGCTGATTGCAGTTTCACAATAGGTCCCTCGGTATATTTGTCGTAAGCGCGGATTTTCGTATTTTTCGACAAAATGGGCAAGCCACTAGCTTTTCGTCACCGACTGGTAGTGGTCCGCCCACCGTCGAAGCTCGCGCCGAAGCGCTTCTCGTGCGTCTTTCATAACTGCTTCCTCCTTAGTACCAGTTCGTATCCAAGCAGATCCGCCATTTCCTCGACCCGGAGGATGTTGGGTGTCTGATCGCCGCGCTTGTACTTCTGCATTTGCGCCTTGTCGGTCTTCAGCCCCTTGGCCATGGACCTCTGTGTCACCTCCTGTCGTTCCATGATGCCGAAGATCTGCTGCAAGGTCTTTGAGGCGGTGCGAACCGGCGTCCGGTTGTAGGGACGGCGTTTCGGCTTAGGCAGCATGCGGAACCTTCCTCCTTCAAGTTGAGTTGAATCGCGCCATGAACACTGGACGCTGGAGAGATCCGGTCATCGTCATGGCCGGAGACGATTTCACCCCGTACCGCATCGAGAACGCGGCGCGGGCTGCTGAAGTGTTGCTGGAACTATGGCCGGTCGAACCTGGCCCCAAGCACCTTGCGGCCAGGAAGACCATACTCAGGTGCCTCACTGGCAAGTGCGATGCCGAGAAGGCCCGAGCGGCGTTTGTTGCTGCCGCGCGGGAGGCCGGAAATCTGGTCGGGTGACATCACACCTCCAGCAGACGCTTCAGCGCGTGATTGACTGCCGGCGCGGTAACGTGCCGTTCCGTCTCCTCGCCACCCTCGAAGACGATCAGGGTCGGTAGTGAAGACACGCCCGCCTGCATGAAGCGGTCGGCGCTATCTTCCATGTTGATGATGTCCACCAGCTTCTGCTTGTCAGCCGGAAGGCCGGCGATCTGCTGCTTGATGGCCTGACAGGGTGCGCACCAGCCGGCAGAATACAGAACGAGTTTCATGCTGTACCTCCTGTGTTGCGTAGAATGAGTCGTTGATAGAGTTCACGGGTGCAGTACATCTTGTGGCCACGCACGACAGCGCGGGCGTTCGTGATTTCAATGTACTGCCCCGTCCGGTGGCAGCGGAGCATCGTACCGTCCTCAACAGGCACGAGCATCAGCCCGCCCAGTTGAAGCTCTGGCGTGTCGATCAAACCGCCACCTCCGCTTTGATAGCCGGATGCGGCGCGTAGCCTTCCAGAACGATGTCCTCCATGCCGATCGAGAAGATGTCGTTCGTGTCCTTCGTGATCCGCACCGTCGGCAGATCCAGCGGCTTGCGGGACAGCAATTCCTGAACCGCGTCCATGTGGTTGAGGTAAATGTGCGCGTCGCCAATGGTGTGGAAGAACGTCCCTGGCTTCAGACCTGTGACATGCGCCACCATTACGGTCAGCAGCGAGTAGGATGCGATGTTGAATGGGCACCCCAAGAACAGATCACAGGAACGCTGGAATAAGTGGCAGTCCAGCCGCCCGTCGTTGTTGACGTAGAACTGGTACAGCACATGGCATGGCGGCAGGGCCATCTGATCAAGCTCGCCGACGTTCCATGCCGAGACGATGTGCCGGCGGCTCGTCGGATCTTCGCGAATACCTTTGATGACTGCCGAGATCTGATCGACGTACCGGTGCCAGTATCCGTATTCCGGCCCGTATTTGCCCGCCTCGCAGGTGCGAGTGGCAGCGAACCAGTTGCGCCATTGCCACCCATAGATGGGGCCAAGGGAGCCGTCCCTGTCGGCCCATTCATCCCAAATAGTGGCGTTCTCGCCTCTGGTGCCGAACGTGATCCGCTCCAGACGATTGCGGCTTGTGCTGCCCTCCAGCATCCACAAGAGTTCACCGACGACCGCGCGCCAGAAGACCCGCTTGGTTGTAACGAGGGGGAAGCTGTCGCGGAGGTCATATCGCTGCGTGTGTGGCGAAAAGAGCGATACAGTTCCTACACCTGTACGATCTTTCCTCACTTCTCCGCAGCTCACAACATCGTGAAGTAGGTCGTGGTATTGTCGCATTTCTATCCTACTGAAGAACAGCGTCCGAGGGAGTGCTGAAATGGCCGGCGACTCGGAAAACAACGTCCAGATTGAAGACGTTGGCGTTGTGAATGGCTTGCTCCACATCCTCCGACATGGCTATGCAACTGGCCGCAGCAAGGCCACTTAGCGCCGTCATCACTACTGCCGGGGAGTGCTTCTCGGTGTTGATCAAGTCCGAGAATTGGTTCGCGAGTTCCCCCGCCTTCTTGAAGATCTCGGCGCGCTCCTTGTCGGTCAGCCCCTCGGACTTTTTGATCTGAGTCAAATCAATCTCCTCTCATTTGGCTTTGGCGTACATATGTCGTACGTTGTCTTTTCGGACAATCCAACAATTACTCTTGCAATCCATCAAAGGCAATACTAAAAACATCACATGAGCAGTACCGATCATTCCGAAAGCTTGGACCCTATTACACCGCGCCTCATTGAGGCGTGGATGGTTTCTGGCATGAGCCAAACCAAGTTCGGGTACACCTACTTCGGCGACCCGACTTTCCTGCCAAAGGCCCGGAAAGGCCGGAGATTTCGGCCTTCCATGATTGAGAGGATCGAGGCCGTGCTGAAGGAGTACGGCGTATGAGCGAACTTCTCGTTGGTGATCACGTCCGACGCGTGTCCACTGGGCAGATTGCGAAGATCATGCGCTTCCTGCCCTTCGGAAACGACCTGATTGAGGTCGAACCGATTACCCCAAATGAGGATCATCCGAAAAGAGTATGGTGGGTTGTGTCGGATGTAGAGAAATACAATGTAGCTGATATGTCAGCCAATAGTTCTAGTGAATCCGCATATCCCGACGGCAACCCGAAGACGGCAGTCGGCATGACTAAGCCGCCGCTCCGGGCAATTCCTCCGGTGGCCATCCTGCATTTGGGCAAGGCCATGGCCGACGGGGAGCGCAAGTACACCCGCTTCAACTGGCGGGACAAAGCCGTCACCACCTCCGTCTATTACGACGCGATGCTGCGCCATGCTCTTGCGTTTTGGGATGGGGAGGACTTCGCCGAGGACAGTGGGTGCCACCACCTCGGCCACGTAATGGCCTGCTGCGCGATCATTCTCGACGCCGCCGAGAATGGCATGTTGATCGACGACCGCCGTCGTGAATGCACAGCAGCCAAGTACATCGCGGCAAACATCAATCGATAATGAAAGGCACAATAGCGAGGAGTTATGGGGTATGCAGCCCAAAGTTCTGATGCTTGATCTAGGGACGAAATGCGGGTTTGCCGTGGGAAGCGGGGGCCATGTTATTTCAGGCACATGGGATTTGAAGCAGGGTCGTTACGATGGTGGCGGCATGCGCTATGTGAAGTTCCGGACGAGACTTGAAGAGCTTCGTTCCGCGTACACGATTACTCATGTGTTCTTTGAGGAAGTCCGACGCCACAAGGGCGTTGATGCAGCGCATGTCTACGGCGGGCTCATGGCCACGCTGACTGCTTGGTGCGAAGAAAACGAGATCCCCTATGAGGGGCTCCCGGTGGGCGAAATGAAGCGCTTCTGGACTGGCAAGGGCAACGCCAACAAGGAGCTTATGATCGCCAAATGTGAGGAGCGCGGTTTTTACCCCTCCGACGACAACGAAGCTGACGCGATCGCCGGCTTCCACCTCGGCCTGACGCGTCTCGGTATCTATCAGCAAGAGGACCTAGCTGAAGCCGCCGAGTAATGATGGTCGAGTTATACCCGTACCAGCGGGAGGGGGTCGAGTTCCTGTCCAACAAAAAGACCGCCCTCCTCGCAGATGATCCTGGCTTGGGGAAGACGCTCCAAGCCATTCGTGCATGCGACGAGGCCATGGCCCTGTTCGTTCTTGTCATCTGCCCTGCTTCCGTCGTGGAGAACTGGAAGCGCGAGATTGCCAAGTACCGACAGGGTGACTGGTCCGCTTTCGTGACGAGCTACGACAACGCCGTTGGCAAAGACTTCAGGCGGATAACCGAGCGGCAATGGTGCGTCATCATTCTCGACGAGGGCCATCTGCTCAAGAGCCTCAGCACCAAGCGCACCAAGGGCATCTATGGTCAGGATGCCGCCCTGCCCGACGACTGCGTTGCGGCCAAGGGGCTTCAGGTGTGGGTGCTGACAGCGACCCCGATGCCAAATCACTCCGCTGAACTGTACCCTCACCTGCGCGCCCTGTATCCGGAAGTGCTGATCTCTCCGCGTACCGGCAAGATCTGGAGCTACTACCAGTTCGAGGCCGCGTACTGCGTCCTGAAGAACAACGGGTTCGGCCAGCAGATCGTCGGAACCCGGAACGACGCCAAGCTGCACGAGAAGCTGAAGGGCTTCATGCTGCGGCGGCGCAAGGCGGACGTGCTGAAGGACCTGCCGCCAATCCGCTTCGCCGACCTGTACCTAGACGCCGACGTTGATGGGATCGATTTCGAGGAAGCCGAGAAGGTCCGCAAGGCCCTGGCCGAGGAAGGGATCGACGGCCTGCGCCGGATCTCCTTCGACGGCGGTGTGGCCAAGCTACGACGCCTGACAGGCATGGCCAAGGCCAAGCCGGCTGCTGCATGGGTGAAGGACTGGCTCGATGCCACACCAAATGACAGAAAAATCGTACTTTTTGCCCACCATACGGACGTGATCGAGTACCTGTACGACCAGCTGTGCGCGGTCGCGGTGCGCGTCCACGGTGGCATGAAGCAGAATGAGCGACAGCGGGCCGTGGACCGGCTTCAGGAAGACCCGAAGATCCGCGTTTTCATCGGCCAGATCCAGGCCGCTGGCACTGGCATCACCCTGACGCGGGCCAGCGATCTGCTGTTTGTCGAGCACTCATGGGTGCCGGCAGAGAACGAGCAGGCCGCGCAGCGCATCCACCGCATTGGCCAGACAGAGCCATGCCTAGTCCGCACAGGAATTATCCCTGGGTCAATCGACGAGGACATATCACGGGCGGTATCCCGAAAGATGAAGAGTATTTCCGCTGTTATTGATGGCTGCGAGGAGAGAAGGTTATGCCAGAATGAGGCGTTTGATAGCGTACGGAGTTTACGGTTGGATAGCGGTAATGATAGTTGGCGCTATGGTCGGCCAGTGGGGCACCATCTCTAGGGTGCAGAACAGAGGCGGTGGGCAGACGATTAAGCCGTCGGCGAAGTACTGTGACGATTGCAGGAAACAGAGCTACTTCATACAGTTTCTCAATACCGACGCCTGGGGGCTGTGCGACTGATGGGCCGTAGCGCCTCAGTGCATGAACCGCCCCTAAGCCTTGGAGCCATCTTTGAAAAATAGCTTTAATACGGCAATAGATTGCCATGGGTAGTCCAAACCGTCTGAGGCATCCTGCGCTATGTCAATCGGCATATCTCCTCGGACTGAGCCATAGTCAGCTAGTGTTTTCAGAGAACCAACTCGACGTGCATACTCACGAAATACATCGGCCGAAACAGAAACTAATACGAGTGCGTCACGGATAGAATCGGTTTCTTTCAAATCCATAAATTTGAAATCTTTTTTAACGTCATCCAATCTACTTAAAATGATCTGCAATAAATACGACATCCTACCATCAGATATGTTATTATTTTTGATAAATTCTTTCGCCATATCAATTTGCATATCTGGATAACGGTTTGCTAAAAGCTCAAGAAGGATAGTTCGAAGGCAATTGTCAAAGAATACATACTTATTCCGAAGCTCCCTAACCTCGGCCTTATTGGTATTCTCTACTTGATGCTCGATTTGTATTTTCGCTGACCAGTAAACCCAAACACCGGCAGCAATGGCGCAAAAACCAGAGAGAAGCGTCTGATACTTCGATACCCACTTCAGCAGAATGATGTGTTCGGCTGCGTTGCCGATGGAAATCCACGTGCTCTCACTGAACAGATCATAAGGGCTTCCGACCAATAGCTGGATGGCAGCAATAGCCCAAACTATAGCACCGCCAACCAACACGTTCCTAACGGTGGTCCACCGCAAACCCATGCCCCTGCCCCCTCATTGATGATCCAATCGCTCCCCGTACAACCGGACTATTTGATTAGCCTGGCCCCTGCAAGCGATACAAGGGACCTCGCAATTTCCCTTGCACAAGATCCACGCCACCTCGTCCCGCGTGGGCTTCAGGTGCGCGGTAAGCAGATGGTTGCCAACCATCATTGCGGTTCCTGGCGATAGGACCGTCTGCTTCTTCATGTGGCCCCGAGCTATGAGGGCGTCCGCGAGCTCTTTCAGATTCGACCATTGGCGCATAATGAGAACAAATTGAGAACATGCGCCGCGAAGTCAAGCCCTTCTCGCCTTCTGCATGGGTCCGAAGGACAACCTATTCATTGTTAGGTCAGTTGGCCGGAACGCAGTAGTAGCGGGCCTCTGGGTAGCGATCCATATACATCCTGGCGATCTCATTGCAGAATGCTCCATCATCCATGAACCCGAAAATGACGGCTACTTTGTCAGGGCCGGCAAAGCCACTCTTGACCAAGATGTAGTCCGGCGAACTGCCCGTTTTACCAAGCGCAAAGAACCATTCGATCCAGCTAAGTTGGCGGTCATAGCTGTTCCCGCACCCAGCAAGCAGCACTACAACTGCCGCCAAAACAACGGCTATCCTCATATTGCCCTCCCCCGATCAAGCCGCGATGATATGCGGCTGCCTAACTAATGTTTGTTACTACCGAACTTCGCCTCCTTCCATATGGTTAGACTAAAATCGCCTACCGTACCCATACGCGAAATGCCGAAGCTATCAGCACCGTCTGGAACTTCGATTTCATGTTGATCCCCGCTTGCTAGAACTTTGATAAGGGGCGTGGTTATTTCAGGCGACCAACGCGCATAGAACCCGTGTACGTGCCTGGCTCGCAGGATTAGCCCGTCTGCGCCAGCGTCAATCCGACGAACATACCGCTCAAAGGTGCTTGGTCTCAAAAGCAAGTGGAAATCAATAAAATCTTCGGCTGTCTCGCCTTCATTCGTCGTGTAACTTACACCACCGGTCGCAACAAGGGCTTCCTCTTGCGTCTCGTCACTCAGCACTTCGATATGAAGACCGAAATGCTTCACATATCGATCTGTACCGAACATTTGGTAGGAAGTCGCATGCCGATCAGGCGTCAGGTACGCATGAATCCAGCTTGTATGCCGCACCTCCCTCTCCTCGGGCGATAACACAGTTCGGTGCTCCTCACGGCCATCAAAGACGGAGAACTGGCTGGAAAAGGTTAAGTTAGTGGCAGAAAAATACGAGTCCCACTCCCAGGGTATCAAGTCATCAGATACCGGCTCACCGTTCTCGTCAATCTCCTGAAGCGCTCGCGTGTAAAGGTTCTTGTACTTCGGCTCTGTTACAAGCCGTATCTTACGGTCTATGTGGTATTTCATGTCCGCTCCCCGCCCTCTAGCCGGTCTACCTTACCTCTCGGCCAGCTAACCACAATGGCCCATAAGTGTCATATCCACCGCTTGCCTTGTAGGATTTTACGTAAAAAGATGGTAGACAAATCCCTACAAAACATTCTACACTTCCAACCACCAAGGAAAGGAGCATGTCGTGAGCATTGAGATCAAGATTACAGGTGATGACGTACAAGAGGTAGCCAAGCAGCTGTTTTCGCTAGGCTTTATCATGTCTGGCAGGGCAGCGGCCCCGGCGACAATGGGCAGTGGCCCAATGACGACAGGCAATGTTGAGGCAGTTCGTAATGAGGAAACTGTTGAACGAGTTGATGATGGTGGCGCAGCAGCTGAAGCTGTCGTGGACGATGTGGAGGTTGTCGAGGCGGTTGAGGAAGCTGATCCGGCAGGCGGAGAAGCGGAACCGGAACCTGATCATAGGGAAGCAGTCGAGGACGCCGAAGTTGTAGATGTCGAGGCCGAACCGATCGAAGACGAGCCAGCCCCGGTGGACGACGAGCCGGCCATGTCGGTGGACGAGCTTCGCGCATATGCCCTGCGCAACTACCTCCTGAAAAACTTTAAGGACCTGGCCGAACAGAAGGCCGCTTGGGAAAGCATGATGTCCGACTTCGGCGTCAAGAAGCTGACCGAGCTTCCCGAGGACAAGCTGAAGGAGTTCAAGCGCTACGTCGATCGGAAAATCGCTGAAATCTCATAACTTGATTGTAGGATTTTAGGAGGTTTTGATGGCTCACAATGTTTTCGACAAGGTTGTGGCCAAGGACTATGAGGGGCTGACCCGTCTCGGAATGCCCCTCCGGGATCAGGGAGCGGTTGAGCGCAGGATCAATCTGTTCTGGTCACTGACTGGTGGCCGAGGTTTCCGCCAGCCAAAGCTGAAGTACCCCGACCCACATCGCCAAACCCGCAGACAGACTCTCCGCCTTATCTATGAGCGCGCCCTGCTGGCCGAACAAGAGGCTCGGGCGAAGTGAGCGAAGCACATACGAACCGCGCACACGCCAAGCTGTCGCCAAGCTCGGCACACCGCTGGATGAACTGTCCCGGCAGCGTTCGCATGTCCGAGGGCATCCCCAACACGTCATCTGTGTACGCGGCAGAAGGCACTGCCGCGCACGAACTGGCCGCGTATTGCTTGCAGGAAGGGTGGGCTCCCGCGACCTTCGAGGGCATGTGGGTGGACGTCACCAACGGCAAGATCGTCGATACGCCGGCGGATACGGACGAGGAGCACCGTTTCTTCGAGATCACCGAGGAAATGGTCGAGGCAGTCCACACATATGTGGAGTACGTCTCCGAGCTAGTCCATCGCCCTGACGCCGACGAGACGTTCCATGAACTGCCAATTCTGGAGGTTGAGCAGCGGCTGGACATGACGCACCTGCACCCGGAAATCTTCGGGACCGGTGACGCCACGGTTTATGATCCGATCGCCCGCCATCTGGACGTGATCGACTTCAAGTATGGCAAGGGCGTCGCGGTCGAAGCCACCGCCAACCCGCAGCTACTCCTGTACGCGGCTGGCGCTGCCCGTCGGCACCACAATGTTCAGATCGAGACGTTGACGGTCCACATCGTCCAGCCTCGGGCCAGCCACCCGGACGGCAGGATTCGCAGCTACCCGATCGACCTGATTGGCCTGTTCGAGTTTGAGGACGAACTGGCTGAAGCTGCGGCCAGGACGGACGATCCGGACGCCCCTGTCGTCTCGGGCGAGTGGTGCCGGTTCTGCCCTGCCAGCGGCATCTGCCCGATCCACCGCGAGCGGATCTTGTCTGTGGCCGCTGCCGAGTTCGGCGACGTTGGCTCTGAGATCAGGCTGACGCCCCCGGACCAGCTGGAACCGGAGCGTCTCGGGGTGCTGCTGCGCGAGGCCGACCAGATCGGCAACTACGTAAAGGCGGTGCAGGAGTACGCCCACGCGCAGGCACTGGCCGGCAACATCCCGAGCGGTTTCAAGCTCGTGGCCAAGCGAGCTACCCGCAAATGGAAGGACGAGGACGAGGCGCTGAAGTTCCTGCGTGGCCGCAAGGTGTCTGACGACGACCTGTTCACCGAGCCGAAGCTGAAGTCCCCGGCGCAGCTGGAAAAGTTCTTCCCCGGCAAGAACAAAACGGAGCGCCAGGCAGCGATGCAGGACCTCGTTGAGAGCAAGAGTTCGGGGCTCAACCTGGCCCCTGTCGAAGATCCCCGGCCAGCGGTCGCAGTGGACGCGGCCAGTGAGTTCGGGGCCGTGGAGTAGGCCGTCCACTCTCAAACGGCCAAGCAGTGTCAACCTTTAGAGAGAAAAACCTGATGCCGAAAATTCCTGATTCTTTCAAAAAGGCTGTCTATTTCGAAAAGAGCGGCAACTTCTTCATCCCGGCTGCTCGAATGATGTACGCGAGCCTGTTCACGCCGACCCCGCCGAGCCAGGACGAGGACGACGAGAAGAAGTTCATCTGGTCGGTGACTGCGCTCATTCCAGCTGGCTTTGATCTCTCCGTACTTGAGGAGGAAGTCGAGCGCCTGATCGACAAGGAGCACAAGCCGGCCAACGCCAAGCTGCGCGAGAAGATCAACCGACCGTTCCTCGAAACGGCTGGCATCCGCTCGCTGGCGTCTCTGGCTGACGAGTATCCCACCTGCCTGCGTCTCACGGCCAAGGCATACGACAAGAACGGCAAGCGCCGTCAGGCTCCCGGTGTCGTAGACATGCACGGCAAGCCGGTGCCGGTCGAAAACGAGCCGGACGAGACATACAATGGCCGCTGGTTCCGCGCCTCGGTCAATCCGTATGCGTGGACGCACAAGACCGGCGGCGAAGGCGTCTCCCTTGGCTTGGTGAACGCGCAGCTGCTCTGGCATGACGATCCTCTGGCTGGCGGCAAGATTGCTGCTGAGAGCGAGTTCGAGGCCATCAGCGACGAGGAAATGGCGGAGCTTGAGGGGGCCTTTGAATGAGCGGCGAACCTTCGATCGGCCACAACTCTGTAGCTGGCGACCAGCTGCGTTCGTTCATTGAACGGATCGAGCGGCTGGAGCAGGAAAAGCGCGACCTGACAGAAGACATCAAGTCGATCTATCAGGAGGCCAAGGGCCAAGGCTTCGACTCCAAGACGATCCGCAAGATCGTGGCTCTGCGCAAGAAGGACGCTGCGGAGCGTCAGGAGGAAGAAGCCATTCTTGAACTCTACATGCACGCGATCGGCATGATCTAGCCGAGGGGCGACGGCGCTGGCGGCTTTTTATTTGCCGCCAGTGTCGGATTTTCCGAAAAATAGGAGGTACGACAATGGAGCGTGTATTCTACATTTCCCTGATCGTAGCAGCTGGCCTGTACACCCTCGACAAGGGGGCTGACCTCATCCGCGTACTGATGGTTTCGGGGTTCTAGCCATGGGCCAGTGGGTGGAAGGTGCGTGGATGCAGACCTACGGTGGGGTCGCGTACGATGTGTTCGACCCTCACCCGAGCCAGATCAACATTTTCGATATCGCCACGGCGCTGGCCAACACCTGCCGGTTCAACGGGCATGTGAAGCGGTTCTACAGTGTGGCGCAGCATTGCGTTCTGCTGGCCGAGCAGGCCAGTCCCGAGCTCGCCCTGCAAGCGCTGCTGCACGACGCGGCTGAAGCCTATGTCGGCGACCTCATTCAACCCATCAAGAAACACACCGGCATGGAAGCGTTCCGGCGCGCCGAGGAACTGGCCGAAATGGCCATCTGCGCCCACTTCACCCTGCCCTACCCGCTGGTGACGCCTGAGATCAAGGAACTCGACCAGCGAATACTGATCGACGAGCGCAATGCGCTGCTGTCCGAACCGCCGCAGCCTTGGGCTGAGGAAGTGGAACCGCTCGGCGTGAAGATCGAGCCATGGACGCCTGACGAGGCCCGCGACCAGTTCCTGAACGCCTACCGGGAATACGCCAAGTGGGCCGGCCTGTTCGGATACGAGCCAAGAGGAGAATAGTGTGACTTTCATGCTGCGCGACAGCTCCATGATGTCGTACGACGAGCTTCAGGATTACGTTTTCGAGCTTGAGGAGCGGATCAGGGCCATTGAGGGCCAGAAGGACATGGACCCCGAGTTCAACCTGCGCCGCTATTTCAACCTCACGGAAACTGAAGGCCGAATCCTGGCCCTGATGTCAGACGGCAGGGTGCGAGACAAGGAGCGCCTGCTGACCCTTGTCTATGGCGCAAGCCCCAACACCCCCGGCATCAAGATCATGGACGTGTATATCAGCCGGCTCCGCAAGAAGCTGAAGGGCTCGGGTATCACGATCTCAACCGTATGGGGTGCGGGTTACGTGGTCGATCACCCGGAGAAGCTCCGCGACGTGATGGCCGGCAAGCCGATCGAGGTCAATTTCGACGAGGAAGATCCGGAGCCGCCCGTCGGTCGGCCAACCGGGGCGTGCAATACGATGTCCAAGGGCTCTGTGCGCGACAAGGCGCTGGAATGGCTGCGCACAAAGGCCGTGGATGGTGTGGCCGAGTTCGAAACCAAGGAACTGTCTCAGGCCGTCAACCCAAATCGTTCTGGCTATTCGATCATAGAAACACTGGCCTTCGGCAACTACGTCGAGGTGCTGGACCGGCCACCTGTTGGCCCGAAGGGAGGTCTTTGGCGCGTTCGGCTGAAGGAGCGCTGATATGGCGGTCCTGCACTGTGATCTGGAAACCCGCAGCGCCGTGGATCTCAAGAAGACTGGCGTCTACGTGTACGCGGCAGATGCCACGACCGACATCTGGTGCATGGCCTATGCCTTCGACGATGGCCCCATAGAATTGTGGCTCCCCGGCGATGAAGTGCCGCTGGACATTATCGAGCACATTCTTGAGGGCCAGCCGATGGTGGCCCACAACGCCTCCTTTGAGCGGACGATCTGGCATCACATCCTGACGCCCCGGTACGGCTTCCCTGAGCCGGATCTGTACCAGTGGCGCTGTACCATGTCCTACTGCTACGCGCTCGGCCTTCCTGGCTCTCTGGACGGCGCTGCGTACGCGATCGGTCTTCAGACCCGCAAGGACATGACTGGCCATCGCCTGATGATGCAGATGGCCAAGCCGCGCCGATACGAGGACGGCAAGCCCGTCTGGTGGGATGACGAGGAAAAGAAACAGCGCCTGTACGAATACTGCAAGCAGGACGTTGAGGTTGAGCGCCAGCTGGAGAAGAAGATCCGCCCGCTCCCTCCGTTCGAGCAGGCTCTTTGGCACCTCGATCAGAAGATCAACGACCGTGGCGTTCTGGTGGACGAGAAGCTGGCCAACGCGGCCAAGAAGATCGTCAAGAAGGCGCAGGACGACCTCAACGACCGCATGCGCCAGCTGACCGACTATTCGGTCAAGAGCACTTCCGCCATCAACCAGATCACGACATGGGTGCGCCAGCAGGGTGTCGAGGTCCACTCGCTCAACGCCGGTGCGATCGACACGCTTCTGGAGGAAGACATTCCGGCCAAGGTGCGGGAAGTCCTTACCGTGCGCCGAGAAGCCGCCAAGGCTTCGGTTTCGAAGATCGACGCTCTGCTGCGCGGCAAGTCGCCCGACGACAGCCGCGCCAAGGGGCTGCTGCAATACCACGCTGCGTCCACTGGCCGGTGGGGTGGCCGACGGTTCCAGCCGCAGAACCTCCGCAGGCCCGAGGAAGAAGACATTGATACGCTGATCGAGGTCGTCAGCAAAGGCGACTACGATCTGTGCGCCATGATGTATGAAAAGCCGCTGTCAGCCGTCGCTGACACGCTGCGCGGCATGCTCATGGCCTCGACCAGCCACCGCGTCATGGCGGCGGACTATTCGAACATCGAAGGCCGCGTGCTGGCATGGTTGGCTGGTGAGACTTGGAAGGTGCAAGCCTTCCGCGAGTTCGACCAAGGCATTGGACCGGATCTCTACATCAAGTCCTACGCTGAGACGTTCGGCGTCCCGCTGTTCGACAAGAAAGATCCACGGCGTCAGGTCGGCAAGACCATGGAGCTTGCCGGCGGATATCAGGGTGGGCATGGCGCTTACCTCAACTTCCTGACGGACAAGACGCTGGCGCAGCTGGTGGCTCTCGTCAAAGAGGCTGTCACGCCGGACGAGTTTGACGAGTTCGCCCAACGCTACAAGGGAAGCCATGGCCTGACGCTCGACGAGTGGACGAGCCTTGCCATCGTGATCCACCGCTGGCGCGAGAAGCATTCGGCCATCAAGCGGTTCTGGCACGACATGGAAGAAGCTGCGGTCTTCGCGGTCCAGAACAAGGGCCAGATGGTGAAGATCCGCGGAATCGTCTTCAAGGTGGTCGGCAGCTTCCTGTTCATGCGCCTGCCATCTGGCCGGCTGCTCTCCTACCCCTTCCCCGAGGTGCGCGAGTTCGACACGCCATGGGGCGAGACGAAGCAGGGGCTGACGTACTTCTCAACCATTGACCAGTCGAAGAAGGCCAAGGTTGTCGAGGACAAGAACAACACCAGCAACTGGGCTCGGATCAAGACCTACGGCGGCATGCTCGTTGAAAACGCCACCCAGGCAGTGGCGCGGGATGTACTGGCGGTCGCCATGCCCAAGCTGGAGGTCGCCGGCTACCCGATCATCCTGACTGTTCACGACGAAATCGTCTGCGAAGTGCCAGACGGACACGGCTCTGTCGAGGAGATGGAGCGAATCATGTGCGACCTGCCGGAATGGGCCGCTGGCCTGCCGGTGGCCGCAGAAGGCTTCGAAGGACCGAGGTATAAGAAATGATGGAATATATCTGGTTTTGGCTTGCCAATGAGTTGGCGGGGCTCGGCGTCGTGATGGCGCTGTTCGTCTTCTACGCCGCGCTGATGGTGATTCTTGAAATCGACGTAAGGCGACGGGAGCACAAGCGCAGGAGGGGCGAATGAGCGGACAGGAGCAGGCGTCAATGTCGATCAAGGTTCTGGCTGCTAAACTCAGGGCTGTATCGAACGCCTACGGTGGCGTACCCGCTCTGCGCGCTGCTGCGGAGTGGCTGGACAGTGCGCTCACCCGGTTCACCCATGAGCCATCACTTGAGGCTTTGCGCGAGCTTAACGCCGCCGTGGCCTATGCCAACCGATTCAGGAAGCAGTCTCCGCTTAAGGAGGTGAAGTGACTTAACGTGCCAATGGCACGTAAGACACGTCGTATGAAATCGAAAAGATTTGCCATACGACAAGCCGTAACCGACTGATTTTCCAAGGGAAAATCTTGGTACGCCCAAGGGGAATCGAACCCCTGTCTGCGCCGTGAAAGGGCGCTGTCCTAACCGCTAGACGATGGGCGCGCTCAAGATGTGGCGCTTATAGGTGGCTTGTTTTCAGTCGGCAAGCCCGTTTTTGCCGTCTGCCAATTTTTTTTGTTAAGTTACCTTCGGCAGCGCCAATTCCAGTCTCGTTCGGCGCCGACATCCACATGCACCGAAGCCGTGTGGCAGTAGGTTCCCACTCCACCACGACCCGGCAGTGAGCGGGCAAATCGCGCCAGTTCCCAACGGCTTACGCCCGCAACCTGAATATCCGCTGCAGCACAATCCATGTGCGCGGACTTGCGTGCACCGCGGACCCGGCGGTTGTGTGCAGGGCTGCGATAGCCCGAGGTTACGAGGACCGGTTTGCCGTAGTGGCGCTCAATCGTCTTGAGAATGCGGACGAGCCCGGGCTTGAAGCAGGAGGTATTAACATCCGGCCGCTGCCTCAGCAGACCGTGAGGCGCCAGGCGGGCAAGACCAGTGGCCGAGGCAACCTGATAGCTGCCCTCCTCCTCATAGAGATCCACGTCGCTGTCATCCGATCCACCGGATTTGCGGACGATGTCGAAGAGCTCGCTGCTGGCGCGCACGCCCGGCAGTGCGTTTGCCGTGTAGGCGCTCGCCACCGATGACGAATCGATGATGATCTTCTTCTCGACCGGAGCCGGTGATTCAAAGCTGAAAGACGTGAGCTTGACCGGCTGGGCTACCGGCTGCTCAGCAGGTTTGGCGGCCAGTCTGGGCTCGCTTTTCTCTTGAGACTTGGGCTCAGCGTCTGCGTTGTCTGTCGAATCGCTCTTCGGCTCGTCAGATCGGCCAAACAGCGAGGCGAAGAACCCCCGCTTCTGTTCTGGATTTGCTTCTGTCTCTGCGGCTACTGGAGATTCGCTCGGACGATCCTCAGCCGCAGCGACAGCTGCTTCCGCTGCAGGAGCTGCCACTGGCGCTTCGGCGGCTTCCGGAATTCGTGCCTCGGGTCGCACGGGCGGTTCGGCAACGGCCACGACCTCAGGGGCAGCAGATTGAGTGGACGTGGCTGCGACAGCTTCTCCCGCCGGAGCGCGGGCAGCATCCGTCCCACCATCTGTATTCTGATCGGCACGGACAGCGCGGGCGAGTTCAGTGAAACCCATGGCCGTCCCGAAATCAGATGCTGTCGAACAGGAAGCGGTCAGACCACAAGCAAAGACAACGCTCAAGACGCGCCGGGAAACCTGCTTGCTATTGTTCCGTTGGCCGGCACGTGCCGGTTCATCCAAAAACAATAATCATACCCCTCGGAAACCGTAGGCAGCAGGAAAAACCTCTGCCGCAAACAAACGGAAATACAACTGCCCAAATCAAGCAATCAAGAACTGGTACCCAAAAGCCGCTTATTTGGCAATTGGTTATGATATGATCAATTATATTCCAGTGTTTCCGAAGGCTCAGTCGCGCGCCAGAACATAGGTTCCGGGTGCATCTCCGAGATAGGTTTTGTGCGGATCCAAAGTCCGCGCAGCTACTCTTTCCTCATCTTGAGCAGCGAGCCAGGACTGCCAGTGCGGCCACCACGAACCAGGCGTCACATTGGCGGTCGCGCGCCATTGCTCGAAGGTCTCCCCTCCCGTCACGCCACCTGTGCGGAACTCATACTTGTTGGCGTGGGGTGGGTTGATGATGCCGGCGATATGGCCGGAGCCGCCCATGACAAACTCCACGGGACCGCCGAAGAGCCGGGCACCTTCGAAGACGGACCTTGCAGGCGAGATGTGATCTTCCGCGGCCGAGATCAGATAGACGGGCAGCTTGATGTCGGCGAGCGACAGGCGCTTGCCGCGCAACGTCGCCCTGCCCTCGGCCAGATCGTTGTTCAGGTAGAAGGTGCGCAGATAATAGACATGGTTCGCAGGCGTCATCCGCGTGGAATCGGAATTCCAGTAGAGCAGATCGAACGGCATCGGCTCCTTCCCGCGCATATAATTGTTGACCACATAGGGCCAGATCAGATCGCGCGAGCGCAGCATGTTGAAGACGTTCGCCATGGTCAGGCCGTCGAGGTAACCTCTCGCCTGCATCGCGCTCTCAAGGGCTGCAATCTGCTGTTCGGTGGCGAAGTGCTTGAGGTCGCCTGAATATTTGAAGTCGACCTGGCTCGCCATGAACGTCGCCGAGGCAACGCGGTCATCACCTTCCTGCGCCATGGCTGCAAGACTTGCTGCAAGAAGCGTTCCGCCGATGCAGTAGCCCACGACATTGGCCTTCCGCTCGCCAGTGCACTCCTCAACCGTCTTCAGCGCGAAGTCGATGCCCTTGCTGGCATAGTCTTCCCAGCCGTGCTCGGCGTGGCTTTCGTTCGGATTGACCCAGGAAACGACGAAAACCGTGTGGCCATGCTCCAGCGCCCAGCGGACGAATGAGCGCTCCGGGCTCAGATCGAGCACATAGAACTTGTTGATCCATGGCGGCACGATAAGTAGCGGCCGCTTATAGACCGTGGGCGTCAGCGGCTCGTACTGGATGATCTCGGCCAGTTCGTTGCGCGCCACCACCTTGCCGCGCGTCGCGGCTATGTTCTTGCCGACGGTAAACCTGGTGGCATCGGTCTGGCGCAGCCTGAGCTGCCCCCTGCCCGCAGCGAGATCCTCAGCCAGCATGCGCATGCCGCGGACGAGATTCTCGCCATTCGATGCAAGCGTTTCCCGCACCACTACCGGATTGGTAAGGAGAAAGTTCGATGGAGAGACGGCGTCCATCACCAGACGGACATAGAAGCGGGCCTTCTGCCTCAGCTCCTCGTCCACATTGTCGGGCTGCTCGACCATTTCCTCCGCCCACTGGGCGGTCGCGAGATAGACCTGCTTCAGGAAGCGGAAGAAGGGATGACGCTCCCAGTCGGGATCGTTGAAGCGCTTGTCGCCGCGCGCCGGTTCGAAGCGGACAGGATTCTCTTCGTCCTCGCCTCCCAGCTGCTTGATGGAATTCGTCCAGATGTCGAGGAAGGTGGAGACCAGGCGGGTCTGTGCCTCGATTGCGCGGGTCTGGTCGGCGCGCCAGTATTCGGAAACCTGTAGAAAGGTATTGAGCAGATCGGAGATCGGGCCAGAAACAGGAGCGTCCGGTTCAGCGTCTTCGCGGGCACGCGCCCAGGTTCCGGCGACCTTGCCAACCTCTTCGAGCATATAGGCGAAGTTGATGGCGAGCTTGTTCGGATCTTTCACCTGAAAAGGGTCCAGCGATGTATGCTGAGGGTCTTTCCCGCTTTCGCTACCTCGTGCGCCTTCCAT